TATGCGAGTGTGGTGTTTAATGGTAGCACACTGGTCTTCCAAACCATTGGTATCGGTTCGAATCCGATCATTCGCTCCAAAATTTTAGGAGAATGCTGAGGTTGGCTCCTCGCACGGTCTTGAAAACCGTAGTATCTCTAACGGGATAATAGTTCGATGCTATCATTCTCCTCCATAATTAACCAGGAGGTTGGCTTAGAAGCAGCCATCCTTTAAAGAGTGAATCGTAGCTCCGGCCAAGACGGTTGAAAAATTATCGTGGGTATTAGAAAATCTTTGTAGAATATTAATGTCTAATACTTGGCTGCATAAAGTCTAGAAATAGATCGGCAATTCTACTATGGATTCTTTGGCGTAATAGCACACTGGTTAAAAGGAAAATTGGCAGAGTGGTATTGCACCTGATTGCTAATCAGTGGTCATCCTGAAAGGGATGCACAAGTTCGAATCTTGTATTTTCCGCCAAATTTAGTTGACAAAAGTTGTTTATAGTGGTACAATAAAAATGTGATGGCGTGTAGCTCAGTTGGTTTAGAGCGCAGACCTGATAAGTCTGAGGTCACTGGTTCGATTCCAGTCACGCCAACCAAAAAATAAAAAGGATAAATTATGAGTTTTTTCATTAAGAATGGTAACAATTTCAGGGTCACGCCTAATAATAACTTAGATATTAGTAATAATCTTCCACCTGGAAATTATACCGTTAAGTTTGATAATATGAATAAAGAATATTCTCTAGAACAGATTGATTCTTTTTCATTACCCAAAAAGTTATATGGTGATGTTGAAAAAACCACAAGTAGAATTTTAACCACCTTTAATCAAAGACCAAATTCTACAGGTGTTATGCTTTCTGGTGAAAAAGGTTCAGGTAAAACACTACTAGCAAAGTCAATTTCAGTTAAAGCTGCTGAACTTGGTATTCCTACAATCATCATCAATCAACCTTGGTTTGGTGATGGTTTCAATGCTTTTATTCAGACCATTCAACAACCTGCTATTATCTTTTTTGATGAATTTGAAAAAGTTTATGCAGAAAAGGAACACCAAGAAGCAGTTCTAACACTTTTTGACGGTGTTTATCCTACTAAAAAGCTTTTCATTTGTACATGTAATGATAAGTTCAGAGTTGACACAAACATGAGAAATCGTCCAGGTAGAATCTACTACATGATTGATTTTACTGGTCTTGATATTAATTTTATTCGTGAATATTGTGAAGAAAATTTAATCAATAAAGACAATATTAATTCTGTTTGTAATATTTCTTCAATCTTTCATCAATTTAATTTTGATATGCTAAAAGCTATGATTGAAGAAATGAATCGTTATAATGAAACTGCACCTGAAGTAATTAAGGTAATCAATACAAAACCTGAATTTAGTTCAGCAGTTACTTATGATATTGAATTTATTCCAAATAATCCAATTCATTTTGGTTCAGATGGATATACAAAAACATTTACAGGTAATCCTATTGTTAAAGATGTTTATATTGGATATGAGACTGATGATGGTGAATATGTTGATACACAATATTTTTACCCTAGTGACATTATTTCAATTGATCCTTCAGGTAAAGTAACCTATTTGGATAGTGATAATAATAAGTTAATTCTTACAAAGAAGATTGAAAAGAAACCTATGGAATTCTTTGCCTTCTAAATAGTTTAAACACCCGCTTAGTGTAACGGCAGCACAAATGACTTTGACTCATTTAGTCTAGGTTCGAATCCTGGAGCGGGTGCCAAACTTGACAACAATTAAAAATTTTGGTATAATTAAATTATGAAAGCATATATTACAATTGGTCTTCCTGCTTCTGGGAAAACGACCTGGGCCAAAGAGTTTTGTAAAACGAATAACGTTGTTCGTGTGAACAACGACGACATTCGTGAACTTATTTATGAGAAGGAAGGCCATCGGAATTGGACTGGCGAAGTCGAGAAACAGGTCCGGTGGATTCGCAAAGCAAAGATTGTAGAAGCAGCAGGACACAATATGAGTGTTGTGGTGGATAACACTCACCTGAATCCAAAGACGCTTCAGCAGATCAAAGACTTTTGTGTTGATGTTGGATTCGAAGTTGAGTTGGTAGATTTCCGTCATGTGCCTCTTGAAGAGTGCATCCGCCGTGATTCTTTGCGTGAAGCGAAAGTTGGAGAAAAGGTAATTCGTGATATGTATGATAAATTTATGAAAACTCCGATTGATCGTGATCTCCCAAAATGGGAACCTAATCGACTATATAATTGTATTATTGTTGATATTGATGGTACTCTTGCTCAAATGAAAGATCGTGGACCTTATGATGAACATAAAGTATATCAAGACGATGTTCGAAATCATGTCTTAATGACTGTTAAGGCATTGAAGATGATCAATCCGAATTTTAAAATATTTATTTTTACTGGACGTTCTGAAAAGTGTTCAACTGAAACTGTTAAATGGCTAGAAGATAAATGTGGCTTTTATGTTCTGAATCATCATGATGAATATGATGATTTTCGATTAAATGTTGAACTTCATATGAGACAAGAAAATGATCGTCGTAGAGATTCAGAAGTAAAAATGGATATGTACAATCAATTCATCAAGTATAAATATAATGTATTTGCTGTTTTTGATGATCGCCCACAAGTCATCAGAGAATGTTGGAAAGTATTAAATGTTCCAGTTTTTAATTGTGGATTAATAGATTTGGAGTTCTAATGTCACCACCTGTATTTTTTACTGCACTAGCTGTTATTCTTTGTTATCTTTGTTATAAATTAGGAGTAGCTTTAGAGAGAGAAAAATGGATTTACCATCTACACTTTCTTGAACGTGGTGTTGCGAAATGTTACAGAAATGGTAAAGTAGATCTTCTTTAAGAGGAAATATGTACGAGAATTTAATTGGAAAAAATGTTGATGAAGTTAGAGATTTTTTAAAAGAAAATCAAATTCCTTCAAGAGTTGTAAATATTGATGGTGTCCCATTCATGTTGACAAATGATTATAATCCAGCCAGATTAAATCTTTCTGTTGAAAATGGTTTGGTTACTGAAGTAATTATAGGTTAATATGAAACGTTGGGTGATTTCTGATACACATTTTGGTCATGAGAATATTATTAAATATTGTAATAGACCATTTCAAACAAAAGAACAAATGGATGAAGTTCTAATAAATAATTGGAACAAATGTGTATCAGAAAATGATATTGTTTATTTTCTTGGTGATTTTTGTTTTGGTCGTCCAGGACATCAAGTTTCAAAAAATTATCGTGAGAAATTAAATGGAAAAATACATTTGATTCGTGGTAATCATGATAAATATATTGACGAATCTTTGTTTGAAACATCACAAAATGATCTAGTATTAAATATCATGGATAAACAAATTTATCTTTGTCACTATCCAGAAGAAGATAATAGATTTAATAAGCCATACTATGATTTTTATCTGTATGGTCATATTCATGATAAAATAAAATTTCACCCAAGAAAATTCAATATGTGTGTTGAAAATTGTGATTATACACCAATTGATTTAGATTTTTTTGTTGATTTTATTTCTAGACATTATGGAGACAATTATGAACCAAAAGAAAGTTAAGGTTATTCCTGAACAAATTATTCCTTCACGAATGATTGGTTCATGTTATCAATGTGATTTTTATTTCACAGATTCTTTAGGCGATTCTAGATTCTGTAAAAAAGTTAATAAAGAAGTAGATTTGCGAATTGGTGAAAAATTTCCAAAATGGTGTCCACTAGAAGAAAAAGAAATTGATGAAAATATTTTCCTCTAGCACTTGACAAACCATAAAATTTTTGATATTATAAATATATAAACATAGGGAAATAGAGGAGCCTGGTTTATCTCGTCTGTTTTGGGAACAGAAGCACGTCGGTTCGAATCCGACTTTCCCTACCAAATTTTTCTGGAATAGCTCAATGGTAGAGCGTCTGGCTGTTAACCAGAATGTTGTAGGTTCGAGTCCTACTTCCAGAGCCAAGATGCGGCTCATGGCAATAGTCACCCACGGTAAGGAGAGATTAGAAACTCGCAGACTATAAAAATCCGCAAACAAGATTAGTGAGGATAAATTATGAAATATTTTTTATTTGCGTGTAGTTTTTTATTTTCTGGATATTTTGTTAATGCAAATGTTCCAAAGTTTTGTACTCCGCATGGATGTTGTGTAGATAAATGTCCGTGTGTGAAGAAATGTTTATGTGATTGTGCATGTAAACGAAAGAAGCGATCATGATCGCTATTAAGGTATAATGAATATATGAAATTCTTTAGCTTTCTACAAAATAATTCTTTCGGTATTGATAAGCCTCCACCAAAAGTTGTTATTGTTGAGGCGGAAAATGCCGAAGATGCGAACAAGCGTATTTTAGAAGTAGATGGCGTTTATTTCGGTGGTAATAATCGCTGGTCCCGTCAGTTGTCTTATGAAGTTGGTGATGAAGTCCCGTCTCTTTGGGGTGATCCTCTTGAATTTGCTGAAGATGGAAACGTTTTAGTGGTTTATGCAAACGGTGAAAAAAAGTTTGGTGTTTTTCACTGGTAGTATTGACTTCTCAATTCCTTTCGAGGTATAATGGTTGTATGGTAAAGCTATGATAGCTCAATTGGTAGAGCAACGGTTTTGTAAACCGTAGGTTGTCAGTTCAAGTCTGACTCGTAGCTCCAAAGATTGTGGTTGATGGACGTATAGTGATGTTAGGTTAATGGTAGACCGCCGGAACGGTTAGCTAACCTTTGTAAATCCGGAGGCCCTGGTTCGACCCCAGGACATTGTTATACAGGAGTCTAAAAAGTATGCATGAGATTGGCTACCACGAATAGACAGAATTAGAAATTTCTAGATAACTTCTAAGGATGTTTATAACAATCTCAAATATAAATTTTAAGGTTGCTCGTTACCTTATGGTAACGATGAGGCTTCTGGTCCCGTGAGCCATCTCAATCACGGGACATTAAACAGTTATGAATATTGGAATTATTGGTTCAAGAAAAAGAAATTCTTCATCCGATTTTGAAAAGCTTTTGAATATATTAGTAGAAATAGATTGTTCTGAAGTTAATATTATTTCTGGTGGTTGCAAAACTGGTGGAGATCTTTTTGCAGAAATTCTTGCTAAAGTATATTTTGTTCCTATCACAATTCACCATCCCAATCAAGAAAATTTAAAAACACTGATGGATTCTGGTATATCTTATAAAACCGCATATGCTAAAGTTGCATATGCAAGAAATACTCTAATTGCTAGAGATTCAGATATATTAATTGCAGTTGTTTCTCCAGATAGAAAAGGTGGAACTGAAGACACTATAAAAAAGTTTCTCAAGAAGTTGACTATGACTGAAGAACAAGCTATACTTAATTATAAGTTATATTTAATATGATAAATGAAAAGAAAAGAATTGAAGATGGCGAAGAAGTCACTTATGTAGTGATTAACGAATCTTACGATGACGATTATGGTTCGTTGATTATGGATTATGTTCCATATAGAATTGATTCTAAAGGCAACAAAAAGAGACTTTCTCCAGAGAATTACGCATTAGGTCCATTTGAAGCGCAACAATATATTACATTCAAGAAGAACGTTCGTTGTGAACATTGTAATTCTGTAATTAAGACGGAGTATTTATGAAACTTTGGTTAGATGATGTTAGAAAGTGTCCTTTTATTGGAAACTGGAAAACTGCTAAAAATTTTGATGAAGCAGTAAACATTATGCAAGAAAATGAAATTGAAGAAGCATGGTTAGATCATGATCTTGCATATGAGCATTATGGACATGTAAAGCCAGAAGATTATGTAGAAAAAACTGGTTATGATTTTGTTCTTTGGATGAAAGAGAATAATCGTTGGCCTACAAAATTGTGTATAGTTCATTCCTTAAATCCTGTTGGTTCTGAACGAATGTGTGAAGTTATCGCAGAACATTATGGAACTCAAAATCCAAAACGTCATTATATTTCTTATTTAAATATTGACAAATATTTTCAGGGTTTTAAATATGCCAATCTATGACTTTAAATGCCAAGTATGCAATAAAGAGTTTGAGATGATTTTAAAAATGGATGAAGATATTACTCGTTATCCAGGATGCGAAAATGTTGAGTGTTTTATTAAAAAAATTCCTAGTGCCTGTGGTATTAAATTTAATGGTTCTGGATTTTATATAAATGATTATAAGGAGAAAAAATGAAGTTTATTTTAGTAAGTATTTTTAGTATTGGGTTGATGTTCTCTCAACCTACTGTGTCGCCTTCTAGTGTGAATGTGACTTTTGATTTAGCAACAGATACAATTGTTGCTGTACCTGACGTAACAATTTCTTCAAATGCAGCACCTTTTGCATTTACTACAGTTGTTCCATCCAATCAGCAAGCTGTTCTTGTTTGGCCTGTTCAGGGTTTTCTGGCACCTGGAACAAATCAAGTTGTAAAGATGTCTGTAGTAAATAATGGTCTTTCTGTTGGATCTTATAATATTCCAGTTAACTTTGTTCAGAATTCACCATCTGTATCTGTTTCTGTGGGTATTAATCTTACAGTAATTGATTCACGAACCTTTACTACTTCAACCGATCCAATTATTCCCCATATTGCATCCGGTGGTGGTTGGACAACAACTGTCAGACTAACAAACACATCCAATTGGATCAGTCTAGTTACTCTGAAGTTTTATGAACCTTCGGGAACAAATTCACCATTCTTTATTAATGGAAATTATGTTTCTGAACATTCTGTCGTTGTTCCTGGAAATGGTTCCGTTGATGTAGTTCTATCAGATCCACTTTCACTAAAGACTGGTTCTTTGGATATTAAGACTGTATATGGTTCTGGTGTAGTTGCTCAGGCAACATATTCAAATGCTTCTTTTGAAGCAACGATTTCAAGTTCTATTGCTAATCGAGATGGATTCTCATTACCATACGATAATTATGGTTCTTTTTCAACTGGATTAGCTCTAGTTAATTATCTAAATTATACACAAGAAGTAGCATTTACTTTTTATGATAATCTAGGAAATCAAATCCATACAGATAAAATTACTCTTCCTGCAAGGGGTCAAACTGCCTTAACACTAGACGTAGCTTTCCCACAAACAAAAGGAAAAGTTGGTTCTGTTCGTGTTAAGACTACACGTTCTGCACTAACTGGATTTGGTTTGAAGTTTAATCGTGATAAGGGTTATTTCACAACAATTCCTATCTTCTAATATGGGAGGAGAAATCCTCCCATATATATTTTTATGCCAAAAATATATAAATTAATAGTCTGTGGTATTAAGGGTTCAACGCTTTCGAGAAGCTTATTTAAGCTATGTATGGAATTACCAATAAAAGGTAATTATGTAGAAGTATTATTTGTAAATGTTGAAGAAGAAAAAGAATATGTTTATGAATATAATATAAACGTAGTTCCATCATTATTAGTTTTTGAAAATGGTCAATTTTTGAAAAAAATGATTCTACCAATAAAAGCTGAAGATATTATATGAAATCAGAATTATTTAAGAATATTTGTGCTGGAATTTTTTATTTAACTCTTTCTTGGGTAATATTTGACATGAGTTACTTTATAAAAAATAAAGTTTCTAATGAAATTAGTTTAATTAAAAATGAAACATTTTCATATCTTTATCAAACCACAGATAAAATTGATAGAAGAATTTCTTCAGTAGAAAATAGATTATTTACAAGAATTTCTTCAATTGAAAATAATACATTTAAGAGAATTGATTCTATTGAACAAAAAACTTTTGTTAGTGTAAAAAATATTGAAAATGAACTAATGTTATTGTCTAATGAATATAAAACAATTCCAAAAAACTCTGAAAAAATATTTGCAAGATTTGATACACAAACTAATTGTAATATAAATGATTATTGTTGGCAAAATTTGACTAGTGATTTATTAATTGATACTAGAAATACTGTAAGAGAAACTTCAAAAACATTTCAGGTAGAAATACCTAAAATAACAAAAAATATTGGTTCAATGACAAATACTTTCGATCAGAAATTTCCTGTTATTGTTGATAACACTACAAAAATAACTGATAATGCTCAAAAGTTTACTGAAAATATGGATAGGTTGACAAAACCAAAATGGTATGATAGAATGATAGGGTGGGGTGTTAATAGTAGTATTATATATTTCAATTTGAGGAGATTTAGATGATTTTAAATTATTATAAAGTGGATGAAGGTGCATTTGAACCAAAGTATGGAACAGAAAGTTCAGCCTGTTTTGATATTTTTTGTTCAATTCTTCCAGACAGAGAAATTAAGATTTTCACAAAAGATAATGAAGTTAAAAAAGAATTACCAATTGAAACATTGTTTGATAACTATATTTACATTAAACCAGGAGAACGTGCATTAGTTCCAACAAATTTAATTTTTGATATTCCAGAAGGATATTCTATTAGACTACATCCAAGATCTGGAACATCAATTAAGAATGGTATTACCTTAGTAAATTGTGAAGGTGTTATTGATTCTGATTATGTAGAACCAACATTTATTCCAATTTTTAACAACAGTAATGAACCATTTAAAATTAATAATGGTGATCGTTTATGTCAGGGTGAAATTGTTCCGGTTATTAGAACTAGTTTTCAACAAATTTTCGACAAACCATCCCAAAAAACAGATAGAGTTGGGGGAATAGGAAGTACAGGTGTCTAATACAATAGAAGAAAAAAGACAAGATGTAATAGCTAGAAATTGGCTAAATAATTGGAAATTAAACGATAAAGACCAAAAAATCATAGATGAATATCTACAAATGTTAAAAAATAAAAAAACTCAGGATTTCTCCTGAGTTTTTTGTTTATATAAATATTTTTACATATTGAAAAATTTTACCTTATAAGGAGAAAAAATGTCACTTTGGGGAAATAAAGATTCCAAAACAATTACAGGAACATCAATTTCTGTAACACAAAATAGTGCAGCAGTCACAGGAAGTGGAACAGCATTCACAACAGATTTAGAACCAGGACAATATTTAGTTATTTCTGGTGTTGAATATAAAGTTTTATCAATCACAAGCGATACTGCATTAACATTAGCTGTAGTTTATGCTGGAACAACAGCAACAATTACAATTTCTGGAAACGTAACAGCTAACGAAAAACCATCATATATTCCAACAGCAGATATTCCAAATGTTTATGGTGTTGACTCAACAGAAATTTCTGTTGGTTCAGACAATGTTGTAAACGTTGCAATTATTTCTGGTGGAACACAATATATGGAAGCACCAGCCGTTTCATTTAGCGGTGGTGGTGGTTCTTCTGCTGCTGCAACTGCTACAATTTCAGGTGGTGTTGTAACTGCAATTGCTGTATCAAATGTTGGTTCATCATATACATCAGCACCAACAGTTACTGTTGGTAAGCCATTTGCAACAATCGCAACATCAGCAGTTAACACATCAACAGAAGTTATTACATATAATTCACATAGATTTGTAACTGGTGATGCTGTCACATATTCAAATGGTGGTGGTTCAACAATGGGTGGTTTAACAAATGCCACTGTTTATTACATTAATAAAACTGGTGGCAATACATTTAAACTATATGATACATTAGCTAATGCACAAACTGGTGGTGCTACTGGTTTAATGGATTTAACCGGAACTGGTAATAACGCACAAACATTAACACTAACTTCCGGTGAAGCAACAGCAGCATCAGTTTTAGGTTCTGGTAATAAAGGTTTCCATGCTGGTTGGGTTAAGAAAACAGTAGGAACTGGTGGACGTGCTGGACGTGTTCAGTATGAAACACTAGTTGCTATGGGAACAATCACTGGTGACGCAGAAGATATTAACTTCCCAGACGCATAATAAAAAATAAAAAATAATTAAATGGGGCTTGACAAAAGCCCCATTTTTTGTTATAATAAAAGTATATAATATGAATCATATTAAATATAAAGATATAGATTTAGAATTTGATGATAATGTAGAAATTGTTATTGAAGGAGATAAAATTGTTGTTCGTTCTAAAAATCAATTTTATTTTTATCCTTATCCTCAATATCCTCAATATCCTCAATATCCTCAATATCCTCAATATCCAACAATAACATGGACAAGTTCAAATACAGATTTTAATACCCCATAATGGTATTATAAATAATAATGAGATGCCTAAAAGGATCTCATTAAATCACTCGCTTAAATGGAGAAAAACATGACACTAAGACGTATTAATTTAGATACATTTCCTTTCCCTTCTTATGATAATTTAACCAGTTTTTGGGCAGAACAGGCCAAACAAACTGGAACTTATCCTCCTTACAATCTCACAAAAAATGAAGATTCAACCAAATTCAATATTACTCTAGCAGTTGCTGGATTTGGTCCTGAAGATTTGGATGTTTCAATTGAAGAAAATCAATTAATCATTCAGGGTAAGGTGAAGCCTAAGAATTTACCAGAAGGTATTTCTTATGTACATAAGGGAATTGCTGAACGAGTCTTTACTAAGACATTCACTTTAGGTGAACATGTTGAAGTAAAAGATGTAACTTATCAAGATGGACTACTAGATGTTAGTCTAGAACTAGTTGTTCCTGAACATAAGAAACCAAAGAAGTTCACAATTTCAACTAAATAAGGAGGGGGGGAGAATCTCCCCCCAAAATAAAGTGAAAACATATATTGAATGTGAATGCACATCATTACAACATGTTGTTAGAATGGATCTTTACTTAGATCCATATGATACAACCGAAACACCAGAACTGTTTTTAACAATGCATTTATCTCCACTTCCTTTTTATAAGAGGTTAGTTAATGGAATAAAATACATATTTGGTTATCGTTCTATATTTGGTGATTTTGATGAAACTATTGTCAGTCCTGAATCTGTCACACAAATAAAAAACTTGTGTGAAAAATATGAAGAACTTTATAAGAAAATTAAATAAAAAATCGGGAACCAATGGTTCCCGATAAGTGTTTTAGGGGTAAAAAAATTAATTAAATTGTAACAAAGGAATCTATGAAATATTTATTAAGTTTATTTTTATTAACGACTAGCCTATTCAGTCAAGAAGCTTCTATTAGAGGAAAGATTTTTGATAAGAATGAAGAAGTAATTATTGGTGCAACTGTTAAGATTCAGAACGAAAAAACTGGATCTGTAAGAGAAGTTGTAACAAATGAAGTTGGTGAATACATTATCACAAATCTACCTGCTTCATCTTATAATGTAAAAGCTTCTGCTCCTGGTTTTGCAAATACACAGAAAACAGGAATTAAACTATTAGTTAATGAATCTATTGGTATTAATTTCATCTTAGTACCTCAAATTATTAAGACTGAAATTATTGTTGAAGGTGGCGAAGTTACATCTATTGATACATCCTCAGCGAAGATTGGTGTTAATGTTTCTGAAAGAGAAGTTTCAAATCTGCCACTAAATGGTAGACAAATTTCGCAGTTATATCTATTAGCTCCAGGCGCTTCAACTGCTGGTGGTGGTACATTTGATAATATTAAGTTTAGCGGTAGATCTAATCAGCAAAATGCTATTAGATATGATGGTATTGAAGGATCTTCTATTATTGATGCTTCTCCAGGTAATCTAAATGGACAGATTTCTTCATTTTTTAGATTACAATCTTCAATGGAAAATGTTCAAGAATTTCGTGTTGAATCTAATAATTATCCAGCAGAATATGGTACAGGAACTGGTGGTCAAATCACAATTGTAACTAAGTCTGGTGGTAATAAGATTCATGGTGGTGTTTTTGAATATCTTAGAAATAATGTATTAGATTCTAGAAATTTCTTTGATGCTACTAAGAATCCTTTACGTCTAAATCAATTTGGTGGCTCTATTGGCGGTCCAGTAAAGCAAGATAAGACTTTTTGGTTTGCTTCATATGAAGGTCTAAGGCAGAGACAATCAGTTCCATTTAGAGAAGCTGTTCCATCAGAATCAGCAAAAGCAAGAGCAGTTCCACAAGTTAGAAATCTTCTAGCACTTTATCCAGTTGGAAATATTCCAACAACAGATCCAAATGCTTCTATTGTTGCTATTGATAGAAAACAGACTGTAGATGAAAATTCGTTTGGTCTAAGATTAGATTCAAAAATTTCAGATAATCTTTCTGGATATTTCCGTTACTTCAGAGATAATGGTAAGTCAATTCAACCACTAGGTGTTACTGGAAATTCTATTGATGTTACTGCGGTCCCACAAAATGCTGTAGCAAATGTTCAATGGATTATCTCGCCACAGAAAATTAATGAAACCAAGATTGGATTAAATGCTTATAAAACAAGAGCATGGGGAACTGCACCAATTGTAAATAACTTTAATCCAGCAGATATTTCAATTAATCTAACTGGTGGCGTTGCTTTATCTGGTATTACAACACAAGGTTCAAGCACAGGATTTGCTACTGCTGGTGGTCTAGTAAGATCAAATTCTGCTACAAATGGACGTGGACAACCTTATACTAATACTTCAATTACTTTGATTGATAATTTTTCATGGATTAATTCTTCTCATAATTTTAAGTTTGGTGGAGAATTAAGATTTATCCGTTTATTTACAGATCGTCTTGGTGGTACAACTTATAGCTTCTCAAACGTAGAAGATCTAATTAATAATCGTCCATTACAAATTCAATTTTTGGGAGATCTTTCTGCACCTTCTCCGTTTAATAATGGAGCAACTGGAGAAAGACAAATTACTCAGAATTATCTAATTGGTTATGCACAAGATGAATGGAAAGTATTTTCTAACTTTACTGTTAATTATGGAATTAGATATGAATTCTATTCAGTTTTCAAAGAAAAGAGAAATCTATTAGTTAATTGGTCACCAGAAACAGGAAACATTTTACCAAATAATCTTCCTGTCTATCGTTCAAATAAAGATAATTTTTCACCAAGATTATCTGGAACTTGGAGTCCAAAATCTCTAAATGGTAAGACTGTATTTCGTGTAGGAACTGGTGTTTATTTTGGACCTGGACAACCAGAAGATCTAATTCAACCATTTGAATCTGATCGTGTTAGTAAGACTATAACTAATACAACTTATCCAATTAATCCTACTTCAATTATTGCTTCTTACAATATCAATGATCCAAATCTTCGATTTCAACCAAGAGCTTATTCTTCTGGTTATAATATTCCGGAAACTGTTTACTCATATACAGCATCAGTTCAACAACAAATTAAAGATAATGTTTTAACTGTTGCATATGTTGGTTCTCTTGGTAGAAATCTGTTTATTAGAACTCTTGGAAATCTAATCACAGATGTAACTCCTACTGGAACTGTAAAGAGACAATGGGGTGATAGATTTGCTGAAGTTGACGTAAAGACATCAGGTGGTAATGATCATTATAATGCTTTACAGGCAACTCTAAACAGAAAAACAAAGAGTGGTCTAACTTATGGTGCATCATACACATGGGGAAGATCAATCGGTTCATCTGGTGGCTCAAATGAAACTGTAACTGTTGCAAATCCTTATAATTGGAGAACTGATTATGGTAATAATGCGGCGGATATTCGTCATAATTTAAATGTTGTTGGATTGTATGAATGGAAAACATGGCAGATCGGTTCTGTTATCAATACCAGATCAGGTCTTCCTCTTGATCCATTAATCGTCAGAAACGATATTATCTTCTTTGACAAATCATCTGGAATGTACTATAATAGTTCTGTAGGGTCTAATTCTGTAGCTGTTATTAATGTTCCTGGTGGTGGTCAAACAAGACAAATCCGCAGACCTGATTATGTATTAGGAGTTTCGCCATATATCAAGAATTCTGATAAAACAATTTTCTTGAATCCTGCTGCTTTCTCAGTACCAATGCCTGGAACTTTTGGAAATGCTTCTAGATACTCATTAAGAGGTCCAATGCTTTTCCAAGCAGATCTAACTCTTCAGAAAAAGATTTACACTAAAGACAAATATAATTTAATTTTCAGAACAGAATTATATAACATCTTTAATAATGTAAATTTTGCAAATCCTCCAGCACAATTACCAAATGCAATTCCATCCAGAATTGGTCAGTCTAATACACTACAACCTGGACAGGTTTATTCAAATGCAACAAAAGGAGCAGCATTCGGAACAGTACAATCAACACTAGATAAAACTGTTGGTCTGGGAACTTCTAGACAGTTACAGTTAAGTCTAAGAGTCAATTTTTAATATGATGACAAATGAACAAAAGATAGAAATCTACGAAGAACTTCTGCATAGAATCCAACTCTATGCAGAAGTTACACTAGATTCAGAAAAACTAAATAATTTAATAAGAAATATTTGTAAATGGTCCTATGCACATAGAGTTGGAAATGGTTATTCACCAATTGAAGAGTTAGATGAAAGGATTGAAAATGCAACCAAAAAATTATTGGAAAGATAAATTTGAAGATATTATGTATAGTGTAAAATATAGATATCATAATATCTTGAATTCTATTAGATATAGAACAACTAGAAGATATTATATTGTAAATAGTGGTTTAAAACCTGGATATTATGACACAGGTGAACTCATTTTACATGTTAATTTCAAGCTTCTTGTTGATTTTGTTGAAATTGAAAAAGCATGGATGAATACATGGACTGATGATAGTGCATATTCTAAGTTGTCTTGGTTTCAAAAGAAATTTTGCAGATTCCGTTCACCCCAAGATGGAATTGCATATCTAAATTGGGAAATTAATGAATCTCAATTAGAACATCAAACAAAATCAGCAAAAGAAATTTTAGAACTTTATACTTGGTGGAAAGTAACTAGACCAAATAGACCAGATCCATATATTGAAGCTGGTTATGATGAAGTTTTTAAAGATAAAAACTTATCTGAACATTTTATAAGAGAAGAAGGAAGTAATACTTATACTATGAAACCATTCACTAAGAAAGAAAGTGCAGTATTTGAAAAAGTAACAAAAATCGAAAATAAATATGAAAAAGAAGATGAAAAAATGTTAATTCGTCTGATGAAAATTCGCAAATCTCTTTGGACATAGAAATGGATAAACAACTTTTACAACCAATTTTAGATGCGTTTGTAGCACATGGAATTACTAACCCTTATTTGCAGAAAGCGATAATTGCTAACATGCAAAAAGAATGTGGTTTAATCCCAAGAGAAGAAAATCTAAATTATTGTAAAACTGACAACTCTAGAATCAAATCTATATTTGGTTCTAGAGTTTCTAAATTAACTGATTCTGAATTATCTACAATTAAATGTAATCCAAGAGAATTTGCAGAATTAATTTATGGTTCTAATAATTCTATCGGTCGTTTGATGGGCAATATAAATCCCGGTGATGGTTGGATTTATCGTGGAAGAGGTTATATCCAATTAACAGGTAGAGCTAACTATAAGACATATGGTGATATGTGTGGATTCAATATTATTCAAAATCCGGACTTATTGGTAAGTGATAAAACTATTTCTGCTATTATTTCTGTTAAATTTATTTTAGTAGGTTTACATGGGAATACAAAATTTACTAATCAAGCAGATGCGGATAGAGCGGTTACACAAGTAATTGGTGGTAGGGGATTAAATTTAAATAGTGGATATGGTGCTGAACTTTTAGCAAAGGTTAATGATTTTTCATCAAAAATATTTCTTTCTTAGTTGACAACAACAAAAAACTGTGATATACTATAATTATGAAATTTTATACAAATGTTGCCAGTATTGGTAATACTGTTTATGTTCGTGAAGTTAATAACGGAGTACCCTCAAATTATAAGTTTGAATATGCTCCATCACTTTATATTCCTTCAAAAAATAAATCTAACTTCAAATCTCTAGACAATAAGTATCTAGAAAAAGTAGATTTTATAAATATCAAAGATTATAATGAATTTATTGAGAAATACAAGGATGTTTCCAATTTCTCAATTTATGGTGATATTAATCCTATTTTTTCATACATCTCAGAAAACTATCCAAATGATATTGAATTTGATATGAAACATATCAAGATTATGACTTTGGATATTGAGACAGAATCTGAACATGGTTTCCCAAAAGTAGAATACACTCAAGAACGTGTAAATTTAATTACCGTAAAAGTATTTAATTCAAAACATTATTTTACTTTTGGACTTGGTGAATTTACTCCAAAAAATAAATATCAAAATTACATTCAATGTGAAGATGAAAGTGAACTTTTAGATAAGTTTTTACTTTTCATGGAAAAGATGCAACCAGATATTATTACTGGTTGGAATGTCAGATTTTTCGATATTCCTTATCTTGTAAGACGTATAAATATGATTCTTGGTGATGGAGCCAGTAAAAGACTTTCATTTTGGAAGTACATTCGTGAAAAAACTGTTATCATGAATGGAAAAGAAAATGTAACTTATGATCTTTATGGTACGTCAATTATTGATTATTATGAAATCTACAAGAAAAATGTACTTGAGCCAAGAGAATCATATAAACTAGATTTTATTGCTCAAGTAGAACTTGGTGATAATAAACTTCCCTTCGATGGTTCGTTCAAAGAATTCTATTCAAACCATTACCAAACATTCGTTGAATATAATATTCAAGACGTTGCTCTTGTTGATAGATTAGAAGCAAAACTAAAACTAATCGAATTAACTTTAAGTGTTGCTTACTTTGGTCATGTTAATTACGTTGATGTCTTATCTCAGGTCAGAACTTGGGATACCACAATTTATAATTATCTAAAAAACAAAAACATTATTGTTTCACAGAAGAAAAATTCATCAAAGAGTGATCAATTTGTTGGAGCATATGTTAAAAATCCAAAAGTTGGTTTCCATAAATGGGTTGTTAGTTTTGACGTTAACTCACTCTACCCTTCTATTATTCGTTTCTTAAATATCGGTGTTGAGACAAAATCCCCAAATAAGAAATTTTTTAATATTGAACAGGTATTAGAAAGTAATGACTTTTCTTTTGATAAAGATTATACTATTGGTGCAAATGGTGTAATGTATAGAAAAGATTTTATTAGTTTTTATTCTGAACTTGTTGAAAAACTATTTAATGATAGAATTAAGTTTAGAAAATTAGCTAAGGAAATGGAGAAGAAAGCAAAAGAAAATCCCAACGATCCAGATATTGAAAATATTAATAATCTTCAAAGTAAGTATGACTTAAAACAGAAAACAATGAAGATTCAATTAAATTCATTATACGGAGCTATGGGTAATGAATATTTTAGATTTTTTGATTTAGAAAATGCTCAAGCTGTTACAATGACTGGTCAGTTTATTATTCGTTATGTCGGTAATAAGCTAAATGATTTCTTAAACAAAAAAATTGGAACAGAAAATTATGAATATGTGATTTATATTGATACTGATTCAAACTACATTACATTAGATCCTCTTGTATCCAAAATGTTTCCTAAAGAAACAGATAATAAAAAGATTGTAGATTATATTGATGATTTTTGTGTTAATGTAATTGAAACAGAAATTGAAAATATTTTTAAAGATATTTCTGATAATTTCTTAAACGGAATGAATCCAGAAATCTTAAAAATGAAACGAGAAGTTATTGCTGATAAAGGTATTTGGCAAGCAAAAAAGAGATATATTTTAAACACCTATGATGTTGAAGGGTTAAGATATGAAACACCTAAACTAAAAGTCATGGGAATGGAGATTGTTAAATCTTCAACTCCAAAGTTTTGCAGAGAAGAAATGAAAAACTGCGTAAAACTAATTATGACAAGTAATGAAGAAACATTACAGAAATATATCATTGATGTAAGAAATAGATTTAATTCTTGTTCAGTTGAAGAAATATCATTTCCAAGATCAGTTAATGGTCTTGAGAAGTATTCTGATAAATCAAATATTTTTACAAAAGGAACTCCAATTCATGTAAAGGGTGCGTTAATTTATAATAACTTATTAACAGAGAAAAAGTTATATAATACATATCCTTTAATTAATGAAGGTGAGAAAATTAAATTTATTCATTTGAAAAAACAAAATCCAACTTCAGATTCTGTTATTTCATTTAACACAAAACTTCCAAAAGAATTAGGTCTTCATAAGTATATTGATTATGAAAAACAATTTGAGAAGACATTTATTGAACCATTAAAGAGTATCTTAGATACAATTGGATGGGAATTAGAAAAAACAATCACATTAGAGGATTTATTCGGTTAACATATGGCAAAAAAAGATAATTATTTTACAGATTTAGTTAAAACAACAGGAAATAGTTACGCTGCATTAGCATCAGAAGGAATTGAAGCTGGAGATATAAACGGCTTCATTCCAACTGGTTCATATATGCTAAATGCAATTCTTTCAGGTTCAATTTATGGTGGACTTCCAGATAATAAAATCACAGCAATTGCTGGTGAAGAAGCAACAGGTAAAACTTATCTTGTATTAGATATTTGTAAGTTTTTCTTAAATCAAAATCCAGAAGCTGGTGTTCTTTATTTTGAAACTGAATCTGCAATTACAAAACAAACACTAGAAGAAAGAGGTATTGATACTTCTAGAGTAGCAATTATTCCTGTAACTACAGTTCAAGAATTTAGAACACAAATGTTAAAAATTATTGAAAAGTATCTAACACAATCTAAGTCTGAACGTAAACCTATTATGTTTGTTTTAGATTCATTAGGAATGTTATCTACAACCAAAGAAATGGAAGATTCTGTTGCTGGATCAGAAACAAAAGATATGACAAGAGCAGGAATTATTAAAGCTGCTTTCAGAACAATTACATTGAAACTTGGACGTGCTGGTATTCCTCTTGTAGTAACAAATCACACATATGATGAACAAGGTAAAATGTTTTCTCAAAAAGTTATGTCGGGTGGTTCTGGTTTGAAGTATGCAGCATCATCAATTCTTTTCCTTTCAAAAGCAAAAGATAAAGATGCTCAAGGTGTTGTAGGTAATATTATCACAGTAACTAATAAAAAAGGCAGATTAACAAAAGAAAATGCTCAAATTAAAATTAGTTTAAATTATGAAACCGGAATGAATCCATATTATGGTTTATTAGAACTTGGTGAGAAATATGGTTTATTCAAAAAAGTTTCAAATAAGTATGAAGTTAATGGTGTACAAGCATTTGAAAAACATATTCTAAAAAATCCAGAAAAATTCTTTACAAAAGATATTTTAGATAAATTAGATGTATGTGCTAGAAATGAATTTTATTATGGTTTAAAGAAAAAGAATTTCAATGATGTAGAAACCGGAGAAACAGAAGAGGATTATGAAGATGGAGATGAATAATTTTAATGTCAGTATTGTAAGAATTAATGGCGAAGATAATTTTGCTATTAAAATTTTAGATGAAAAGTACTTGAATTTAGTCTACAAGTATGATAAACTAGAAGTAGTGGATGATGTACTTTCATTTGAAATTAATGTTGTAGATAATCCAAACAATATTTCTGAAGAAGTTATATCTAATAAAGAATTTTCAGATTTTGTTGGTGAGTACTTAGTTTATTTATTAAAATCTCAGATGGAGAATGATGCATTAAATGACGTTAGAGAACATAATTCTGAAGAACTTAGTAAAGAATGATGATTTCACAAGAAAGACTATTCCTTTCATTGAAGAGGAATATTTTAGTAATTCACATGAGAGAATTTTTTTCTCTCATGTGAAGAACTATTTCAATCAATATAATAGTTTACCTACAAAAGAAGCATTAGCTATTCTTGTAAGTAACGATAAGAATATTAATGAGAGAGACTTTGAATCTATTAAAGAAACTTTAGAAGAAATTTCTAATGACACAGACGAAACCAACACACAATTTTTAATTGACAAGACCGAACAGTTTTGTAAAGATAGAGCAATTTATAATGCAATCATTAAGTCTGTAAATATTATTGAAGGTAAAGATGATAAGTTAGATAAAGGTGCTTTACCAAAACTTCTCAGTGATGCTTTAGGTGTTTCTTTTGATAGAAATGTTGGTCATGATTATCTTGAAAATTCCGATGAAAGATTTGAATTTTATCATCGCAAAGAAAACAAAATTCCATTTGCATTAGACTATTTTAATAGAATTACTTCTGGTGGTATTAGTGAAAAAACTCTTACTGTTATTCTTGCTGGAACTGGCGTAGGTAAATCCTTGTTCATGTGTGATATGGCTTCATCAGTTTTTATGATGGGTAAGAATGTCCTTTATATCACACTTGAAATGGCAGAAGAAAGAATTGCTGAAAGAATTGATTCTAATCTTTTAAATGTTCCAATTGTTGAAATGAGAAAATTATCTGAAGATAATTTCAACAAAAAGTTAACAGCAGTTAGAAGTAAAACAACTGGAAAATTTGTTGTAAAAGAATATCCAACCGCATCAGCTAATGCTAATCATTTTCGTGTTCTATTGAATGAATTAGCTATGAAAAAGAATTTTGTTCCAGATATTATCTTTATTGATTATCTAAATATTTGTTCAAGTTCAAGACTTAAAGTTGGTTCTAATGTAAATAGTTACACTTATGTTAAATCTATTGCAGAAGAGATTCGTGGTTTAGCTGTTGAATATTCAGTTCCAATTGTTACAGCAACACAAACCACTCGTTCAGGTTATTCAAATTCAGATGTTGGTTTAGAAGATACATCAGAAAGTTTCGGTCTTCCAGCTACAGCAGATTTAATGTTTGCTCTTATTAGTACTGAGGAACTTGAAAAGTTAAATCAGATAATGGTGAAGCAATTGAAAAATCGTTATAATGATCCAGCCATGTATAGAAAGTTTGTTGTTGGTATTGATAGATCAAGAATGAAACTTTATGATGTCGATCAATCAGCACAAGATTTAGTTGATTCTGGACATGATGATGAAGAAGATGATTTAGAAGAAACAATTGTTAAATCTCCATTCAAATTCAAAAATAAATTTTCTGATTTTAAATTCTAATAAATATTTAATAAATATTTCAAGGAGTTTGCGAATGTTCAAAGAAGAAGCTGAAGGTAGAATGATATTAGCTCAACTGGAAAAAATTTCTAAGTTATCAGCAGCATTAATGGATAAAATTTCTGATTCTGATGACTTAGAAGGTTGGGTTCAAAATAAAATTGATTTGGCAGAAGATTATATTCAAACAGTATATGATTATATGACATATAATTCTGATTCAGTTTCTGAAGATGTTAATGAAGATTTGCGTAAATGGTTTAGTAAAACTGATCCAAAAGGTAATTGGGTTAGAATTGGAACCGATGGTGAAATTAAAGGAGATTGTGCTAGAGAAGAAGGTGAAGGTAAACCAAAATGTTTACCCAAACAAAAAGCAGACTCTATGAGTAAAGAAGATAGAGCAAAAGCTGCTAGAAGAAAGCGCAGATTAGATCCACAAGCAGATAGACCAGGAACCGGAAATAAACCAATAAACGTAAAAACAGAAGAAGTTGAATATTTAGAAGAAAAGAATGTTCCTTCCAATGCTAAATTATGGGCTAGAGCAAAAGCTTTAGCTAAACAAAAGTTTGATGTTTATCCATCAGCATATGCTAATGGATGGGCAGCTAAATGGTATAAATCTAAAGGTGGAACTTGGAAAACAAAATCTGAACAATTCATAAAAGGCACAAAAATGAAAACATTTAAAGAGTTTAGAGAAAGTTTGAATGAATGTGGTTGTGATAGTGTTATTGTAGAGAAGTCACCAAATGATCCAGAAATTGAAAAATGGATCAAGTCAAACAAAGCAAGATTCAAGAAAGAATATGGTGAAAAGAAAGGAACAGAAGTTCTTTACGCTAAAGCATGGGATATGTATAATAAGAAACATAAGAAGTAACTAACATGCTATCATTAAAAGAATTTTTTCACTTACTAGAAAACGAATTAGAAGACTTAACTGAAGAGGAAAAGAAAAAAAATCCTCCTCTAAATAAACCTATGAGGGGTGATCGCAAAAAGTATAAAGTATACGTCAAAGATCCAAAAACTGGAAATATCAAAAAAGTTGAATTTGGTGATCCAAACATGTCAATTAAAAGAGATAATCCAGAAAGAAGAAAAGCTTTTAGATCAAGACATGGTTGTGATGATCCTTCAGTTCCAAAACCAAAAACCAAGGCAAAATATTGGGCTTGTAAGTTTTGGCAAAAAAGTAAAACAGTATCTTCACTTTTAGGTAAAAAATAATGGCTGGAATTACAATAAAACAACGCAGAGGAACCACAACAGAGCATTCATCTTTTACTGGCGCATCAGGTGAAGTAACTGTTGATACAACTAAAAAAGTTTTAGTTGTTCATGATGGTTCAACTGCTGGTGGATTCCCACTAAATAGAACATATAGTGTTACATTTACTGCTCAAACAACAGTAACTGTTAATCATAATTTAAATACATCAGATATTATAGTTGCTTGTTATAATGGTTCTAACGTACAAATTACACCATCTTCAGTAACTATAAATACTAGTAATAGTTGCACAGTAGTTTTTTCTGGTGCAACAACTGGAAAAATTGTAGTAAAATAAAACTTGAAACTATGTGTCTAAAAGAGCATAATTTATATTAAATGAAAAGGATAAAATAATGAAACTATCACTTGCACAAATTAAGAATGCAGAACCTGTCGTAGCCAAGCTACTAAATGTTGAGCTACCAATTAAGGTGTCTTATAGATTTACCAGAATTGCAAAAGCTTTTGCGGAAGAAATAAAGTATTTTGAAGATTCTAGAATGAAGCTTTTTGATAAGTATGGTGTAGATCAAGAAGATGGAACACGAAAAATTAAGGATGAATATCAACAGCAATTTTTTGCAGATTTAACATCTCTTCTAAATGAAGAAGTAGATTTTAAGTTTGATCATAAGATTGATATTAACCTTTTAGAAGATGTAAAGCTAACTCCAATTGAACTAAGTTCACTTGAACCTTGGTTAGATAATGTTGAGTTTGTAGACGAAGTAGCTGATACCGCTACAGTTTAATTAAAATCCACCAGTAGGTAAATACATGGGTAATATAGTTTTAAGAAAAAATAGAGTCACAGCGAACACTTTAATTGGTAAAGTTGGTGAACTAACAATTAACACAACTGATAAAACTCTCTATATTCATGATGGTTCAACTACTGGTGGATTTTGTTTATTTAGATACAACACATCTAGTGCAATAACATCAGGGGAGGTGCCGTTTTCAAACGGCACCCAAGGTGTTTTACAGACTAGTTCTAATTTAAAATGGACAAGTCCAAACTTATTAATTAACACCTATAAAGCATTTCATTCTGGTAATTTAGTTGCTGGAACTGCAATTTCAATTACAGAATCACCAACAAATACATTTACTGTAGCAAATACTGGTGTAACAAGTATTACTGCTGGTACTGGTATTTCAATTACAGGGTCTACTGGTTCAATAACTATTAGTGCTACTGGGGGTGGTGCAACTGGAATTTCCGGTGTAACATCATTAGAAGGTTTAACTGGAGCATTAACATTCGTTGATGGAAATATTACTTTTGGAACTAGTGGTTCAACACAAATTACTGCTACAATTTCTTCCACACCAGCAAGCACATTAACTGGAACAATTCCATCTGGTGTTTTGGGTAATTCTACAGTTAATATTGGATCTACTGCTGTTGCATTAAATCGAGCATCTGCTAATTTGGCATTAACTGGTATTTCTAGTGTACAATTTCCAGGTTCAACATCAGGCACAATAACATTACAAGCAACAGCAATTGCTGGAACTACAACAATTACATTACCAGCTACATCTGGAACATTAGTATTATCTGGTTCAATTGTTAATGCTGATATAGCAACTGGTGCCGCAATTGCTTATTCTAAATTATCACTTTCAGGAACAATTGTAAATAATGATATAGCAACTGGTGCCGCAATTGCTTATTCTAAATTATCATTATCAAATTCAATTGTAAATAATGATATAGCAACTGGTGCCGCAATTGCTTATTCTAAATTATCATTATCAAATTCAATTGTAAATGCAGACATCGCAACTACTGCCGCAATTGCTTATTCTAAATTATCATTATCAAATTCAATTGTAAATGCTGATATTAGTACAACAGCAGCAATTGCAATTACTAAATTAGCAGCATCTACAATTTCTGGTGTTTCTCTTGGAAATAATTTAAATACATTAACATTTGGCTCATACTTAACAGGAACTTCTTATAATGGATCTGCTGCAAGAACAATTGCTGTTGATGCAACAACAGCAGCTACAGCAAGCAAAGTTGTAGCAAGAGATGCAAGTGGAACAGTTTTTGCTACAACATTTTCAGGTTCAGGTGCTTCACTAACAAATATTCCAAATGGCGCATTAACTAATTCATCAATTACGGTAAATGGAACTGTAATTTCATTAGGTGGTTCTGGAACAGTTACCGCAAATACAACAAATTCAATAACATTTGATAATTTAGGAACTGGTGCTGTTTCTGGTTCAACTTTTAATGGATCTGCTGCACAAACAATTAGTTATAATACAATTGGCGCACCATCAACAACAGGTACAAATGCTTCAGGTTCATGGGGAATTTCTGTAACTGGTTCATCTGCATCATGCACAGGAAATGCAGCAACAGCAACTGTCTTACAAACAAGTAGAACATTTTCATTAACTGGTGATGTTACTGCATCTGCTGTTTCATTTAACGGATCAGGTGACGTTCAATTATCAACAACAATTGGAAACGGTACAGTTACTTCAGCTAAATTAGCATCATCTTTATCATTAACTACACCGACATTAAGTTCACCAACTATTTCTGGAGTTATTTCTTCTGGTCCACAAGGAAATAAAACAATAATTGTAGATTATGTTCCTACAAGTGTTAGTGCTTCAGTTTCAGTTGGATATGGTTATACAGTTAATGCAAATTCAATAACATTAACTTTACCAAATACCAGTTTATCTGATGGTGATAGAATTTCGTTTATTCCAGGAAGCAATTTAATTAACAGTTATACAATTTCCGGAAACGGAAATGCTATTATGAATACAGATACATCACTGACAATAGATTTAGCTGTTCCTTTTGATTTAATTTGGAATGGAACAAATACAAGATGGGTCTTAGGATAAAAAATAGGATAAATATATGGCAAATTTAAGTTCATTTACAAGCGGTGGCGGAATTAAATCTATTCAACGTGGCACTGTTGACACAACAAATACATCAGCAGCAGGACCACATACAGGAACTATAACTGTTACTTCTGTAACCACTTCAAAAGCTTTTTTAATAATAGAAAATGCTAGTCATTATAAAGTCGGTCCAGCTTTAGGGGGAAGTTATGGTGGTTCAACATATCCACTACCATATCTTGGTGTTCAAGCTGTGCTAACAAATGGCACAACTATCACTTGGACTAGTGGATCAACAGTAGCATATACTTATGATGGTATTGGAACCCCTTCATATGAAGCTAGAGTTAAATTTGCATGGACTCTTATTGAATATAATTAGAATTGTGTAATCATATTTACAATAAATACTTTACATGAACTCAGATAAAAAACTAACTGAGCTATTTGAAATAGCTGAAGAAATTGAGAATACTCAAGTTATGAAACCAAAACAAGTAGAAGTTATTCTCTCGGGAGAAGAAACTTCACATGAAAAATTAGACACAGATTTTGAAATTGTTCGTAAAAATTATATGAATCTAATCTTAAAAGGATCAGAAACATTGAATGATCTTTTAGAATTAGCTAAAGAAACTGAACACCCAAGAACATATGAAGTTTTATCTGGACTAATATCAACATTATCTACACTTAATAAAGATTTAATTGAAATACATACAGCTAAATCAAAAATAGAAAATGTTCAACATGTGAACAAAACTCAGATTACACAACAAAACGTTTTCGTTGGTTCCACTAGTGACTTACAAAAGATGTTAAAGAAAGCAACAGAAGAACCAGAATAGATAAATAGTTATATGAAATCATTTAAAGAAATTCGTCAAAATTTATCAGAAGGTGTACAAGGAATTGATGCTATTATGATTTCAGTTCCTTTGATGATTCGCTGTATGGAATATGCAAGAGAAGATGCAAAATCTGATCTTGACTTACATTTAGCTATGGAAAGAATGCTTCAGGTAGCTAAAACAAAAGGTTCTAGACCACTAGACTCAAACGATTACAGAAGAATTTTCAAAAAGTAATATGATAAAAGATTTACCACAAACACTAATCGACGCCGTAAAAGAAGTTATCAATAAAAAACAAAAAAAAGATGATAACAAACTAAGTGGTGAAAAAGAAGAAATTATCATAAATCCACAACCAAATTTATCAGCAAATAAATATCATACAGATAGAATTTTACAGTAGGATAAAGAAATGAGTCTTCTAAGTTACATTTTAGAACGTAAATATCTTAAAGAAGCTGGTTCACAAATTACAAAGAAATCCTTAAAGGGTGGAGAATTAGTTGTATTCAGAAGCCAAAAGGGTTATCACGTTCAAGCAAACAATAAGAAATCTAACACATCAAAAACTATCGCCAATTACCCTTTCTTAAAATATAAAGAAGCAGAAGCAAAGAAATTAGCTATGGACTTTGTTAATGCTTATAAAACAAAGGGTGTAGAAATACAGTAACGTGGTTCTGAATAAGAATAATTTCTTGATGTACTGCATCAAGAATTATGAAAATGTAGCATTAGATGAAAAAGAGTTTCGAGAAGATTTAGAACGAATTAAATATCTTAGAAAGTTATTTAAAAGATATAAAGCAAAAAAAATATTAAAAGAACGATTAATATTAAATCATTTGGTAATTTTATTTAATGTTTTTAATCATGACGCAGCAGTAAAAATATTATTTTTCGGTGTTGAAAAAGAATATTGGTCATCATTAAAAACATTTTTATTATTTTTAAATTATATGCCAGATAAAATTGATGGGATTTCTGACTTGCCTCTGTTGTCATCAGAAATCCCAATTGATTTATATATAGTTAATAGGTTAAAAAATATATGAAAAGCTATAAAACATTCCTAGAAGATGCACCAGCAAATAATGTTGGTGATGGAAAAATTGCAGGAACAGGTGGTGCTGCTGGCGAACCTGGAGTTTCTGTATCAGCACAAAAACGTCACCAAAAAAGAAATAAAAAAGCAGCCCCAAAACCGTTCGCTGGACATAAAGTTTTTCAAGTTAATTCCACAGTTTATAATCGTTCTCTTCTAGGAAAAGTTGCTAGAAGATGGTGGACAACATTTGTAGGTAATGATGAAGTTGGTCAACAAATAAAAGAATATGCAAATGAAAATCCAAATAAAGCTATAATTATTCAAGATGAATTAACTGGTGCTATGGTCTATTTAAGACATCCAAAGAAAGGCAAATAAATGGATTCAGCAGCAGAACTTCAAGTCAAAGTCGGAATTTTGGAAAAAGAGCAGGAACATCAACAAAAATATCTAGATAGAATTGATATTGCTATTGAAAAGTTAGAAGAAATTTCAGCAAACACTGTTAAAATTATTGCTCTACATGAACAAAAATTAGATTTACACACAACTACCGATAATCAAATTCAAACTCAAATTGATGATTTAGATGCAAAAATTATAAAAAATGAATTGACCACATCAAATACATTTACTACCATAGATATTAAATTAGATAATTTTGAGAAAAAAATTGATTGTATATCCACCGATGTAAATTCTCTAAAAACAGATTTAGAAAAAAGAATTTCAAATTTGGAAAAATATTTGTGGTTAATTTCTAGCATATGTGGCGGTCTTTATTTAATTTTATACAACATAGACAAAATTAAATTGTTTTTTCAATAAAAGTTTGTCTCCCACTTGACAAACCTTTTTTGTCATGCTATACTAGTGATAGATTATGTTTCTTATTGATAAAAAGTATATTGATATGATGAGCGGCAATCTGCCGAAATTCTCGTGGACTAGCTCAAATACAGCAACATGCAGATGCCCAATCTGCGGTGATTCCAAAAAAAATCCGAATAAAAAGCGTGGTTATCTTTACGAACGTGAAGGATACTTTTACTATAAGTGTCATAATTGTGGTGTATCTCATTCATTAAAACGTTTTATTGAATTAATTGATCCATATCTATATAACGAATATGTAATGGAGCGATATAAAACTAATGTTGTGTCTTCTATTGTAATTGCTAAAACTAAACCTGAATTTGATTACAATCAGATTTATCGTGAGAATAAAGTTGACACAATTAAACAAGAATTTTTAAAATTTTCTACACCATGCTCAGAATTATCTGATAATCATTTTTGTAAAACTTATTTACAAGATAGGAAAATTTCATCTGATAAATTTTCTGAATTATATTTCACTGATGATTTCAAGAAATTTGCAAATCATTTTGGAAACACTGAAACAAAACTACAAGAAAAAGAACAAAGACTTATTATTCCATTTTTCAATGCTGATAATGATTTAATTTGTTTTCAAGGTAGAAGTTTCTCGAATGTTGGTAATCGTTATATTACAATTAAAGTAAAAGATGAACATAAAATTTATGGCATGAATAAAGTAGATATTCTAAAGACTGTCTACATATTAGAAGGACCAATTGATTCAATGTTTATTGATAATGCAATTGCTGTAGCTGGTTCCGAATTCCAAAGTGCTATCAAAAATTTCACATTTGATTATGTTTGTGTTCTTGATAACCAACCTAGAAATAAAGAAGTAGTCGATAATTATTTTAAACTAATTGGTAACAATCATAAAATTGTTATTTGGAATGAATCTTTTTCTGACAAAAAAGACATTAATGCAATGATTTTAGATGGTAAGTCGAAAGAAGAAGTGTTTAATTTTATTAAACAAAATACATTTTCTGGACTTCGTGCTAGAGTTGAATTTAATAAGTGGAGAAAAATATGAAATATTGGCAATATGTTTATCCTTCTGATGGTCATTATAATTATGGTGTTGAAACATATTCTGATGATGACATTATTAATGAATATTGGGATTATTGGAAAGATAAAATGATTTGTCAGGAACTTGAAGAAGAAATTAGTAGAGAAAATTGTATTGATGATTGGGTAGTAATTAATTGGGCATTTGAAATTACAGAAGAAGAATATAAAAAAACAAAAGGGATTTAATATGTATACATATAACGCAAAAGTTGTAAGAGTGGTTGATGGTGATACCATTCTTTGTGATATTGATTTGGGATTTCATGTTAATATCAGAAAGTCTGTTAGATTGGATGGAATTGATACACCAGAAAAAAATTCAAGAGTTGTTTCCGAAAGGGAAAAAGCAGCTAAAGCAACAGCAAGAACAAAATATACTTTAGAAAACAAAATTGTGTTTATCAAAACAAGACTAGATGATAATGATAAGTATGGACGTGTTTTAGGTTATATTTTCGAAACAAAAAATGATTTGGATAATAATCAATCATTTAATGATAAGTTAATTAATGAAGGATTAGCTTACATTTATGATGGAGGAAAAAAGAATGTATAAGAATTATGAAGATATTCTTTCCGTTAACTTAATTTCCTACACACAACCAGACGATCAATTTTTTAACAACAAATTTCTTCAAGATGGAATCACAAACTTAATTACATATTGTGCAAGAGTTTCTAATCCATCCAATCAAAATAATATTGAAACATCTGACAAGTTAATCAATTATCTAATCAAAAATAAACACTGGTCGCCATTTGAAATGACCAATGTTTGTCTTGAAGTTACATCAACAAGAGATATTGTTAGACAGATTCTAAGACATAGATCTTTTTCTTTCCAAGAATTTTCACAAAGATATGCAGATCCAACAAAAGAATTAGAATTTTGTTTAAGAGAATGTAGACTTCAAGATACAAAGAATAGACAAAATTCAATTTCACTTGATGATGAATTTACAAATTATCAATTGGCTAACACTTGGGAACAATTACAGACAGAAGTAATTAGTATTGCAAAATTAAACTATGAATATGCAATTTCTCAGGGTGTTGCTAAAGAAGTAGCAAGAGTTCTTTTACCAGAAGGTAATACAGTTTCAAGAGTTTATATTAACGGCACAATTCGTTCTTGGATTCATTACATTGAAGTTCGTGATGGTAATGGTACACAGAAAGAACATATGTTGGTTGCTCATGCTTGTGCTGAAGCAATAAATAAAATTTTCCCTTATATTAAGTAGATAATATGAAGTTCATAAATTCAAAAGAATGGTTTCCTGAACACGGAGCATTCCAAACAATTAGAGAAAATAATAGACCTGTCGCTAGACATATGATTTGTGATGAACTTAGAAACGATTTTAAAAATATTTCAAAAAGAATATATGAATCATATGGTTTGCTGCAAGCAGAAACAGATGGTTATTGGGTTTATTTTAGATAGGAGTTTTAGATGCCAGAATATCTAGGTATTAATATTGATTATTCAAGAGATTCTCTCTTTGATGAATTAGGTCTAAAGAGATTAAAAGAATCCTATATGAGAGAAGATGAAACTTCTCCACAAGAAAGATTTGCATTTGTTGCTAATAAATTTGGTTCTAATCCAGAACATGCACAAAGACTATATGATTATGCATCTAAACATTGGTTAAGTTTTTCTACACCAATTCTTTCATTTGGTCGCACAAAGAAAGGCTTACCAATTTCTTGCTTTTTAAATTATATTAATGACACATCTGAAGGATTATCAGATACGTTAACTGAAACAAATTGGTTATCCATGTTAGGAGGCGGCGTTGGAATTGGTTTTGGGATTCGTTCTGCTAGTGACAAGTCTACTGGGGTTATGCCTCATCTTAAAATTTATGATGCGTCTTGTCTTGCATATCGTCAAGGGACTACTCGCAGGGGTAGTTATGCTGCTTATCTTGACATTTCTCATCCCGATATTATTAATTTTATTGAGATGAGAAAGCCAACCGGAGATCCTAATCTCCGTTGTCTTAATATGCATCATGGTGTAAATATTCCAGATGCATTTATGGAAATTATTGAAAATTGTATGAAAGATCCAAATTTCGATGATACATGGGAATTAAAAGATCCAAATACAAATGAAGTGAAGGAAACAATTTCTGCAAGAGAACTTTGGCAGCGTTTACTTGAAATGCGTATGCAAACAGGCGAACCATATTTTCACTTTATTGATGAATCAAATAGAAAGTTACCAGAATTCTTAAAAGAAAAAGGTTTGAAAATTAATCAATCAAATCTTTGTTCAGAAGTTATTCTTCCAACATCTTATAAAAGAACTGCTGTTTGTTGTTTATCATCTGTAAATGATGAATATTTTGATGAATGGAAAAATGATAAATTATTTCTTGCAGATGTTGCGGAGATGCTTGATAATGTGCTACAATATTTTATAGATAATGCTCCAAAGACAATTTCCAGAGCAATCTATTCAGCAAAACAAGAACGTTCTATTGGTGTTGGTCAATTAGGTTTCCATGCATTTCTACAGTCGAAGATGATTCCTTTTGAATCAGTTGCTGCTAGAATTGCAAATAAAATGATTGCGAAGCATATTCATGACGAATTAGACAAAGCAAACTTTGCTCTTGGTACTATTCGTGGTGAAGCTCCTGATGCTGTTGGAACAGGAAAGAGATTTTCCCATACAATTGCAATTGCTCCAAATGCTTCTTCTTCAATTATCATGGGAAATACTTCACCTTCAGTTGAACCATACAAAGCAAATGCTTATAGACAAGATACACTTTCTGGATCTTATTTAACTAAAAATAAGTTCTTGAATAAAATTATCAAAGAAAGAGTTAGTGAAGATTCACAAGAAATCTGGTCATCTATTATTGCTAATGGTGGATCAGTTCAACATTTAGATATTCTTTCAGATGATGAAAAACTTGTATTTAAAACTGCTATTGAAATTGATCAGCGTTGGATTATTGAACATGCATCAGTTAGACAAGAATATATTGATCAAGGACAATCTATTAATTTATTCTTTAAGCCTGACGTAAATGTTAAATATCTTCATGCTATTCATTTCTTAGCATGGAAGCAAAAGTTAAAAACACTTTATTATTGCAGATCAGAAAAGATTGCAAAAGCAGATAAAGTATCAGAAAAAATTGAAAGAAAGAGAATTGAAGAAATTGACATGAAGCAACTAGCAGATGGTGAAAGTTGCATTATGTGTGAAGGTTAAATATGGCATCATTTATTCAAGAATTAATTAGCGCAAAACTTTCTTATGAAACAAAACTGGCAACATTAGAGGAAATGGTATTTCATCTATTTCCAGACGAAGATATAGACGATATTGAATTTGATTGGTATGATTCATCAATCTGTATTAATTTATCAAAATCTTATCCAAAAGAAAAATTTATTCAATTATTTGATATGGGTTTAGAAAAAATCCATATCAAGAAAACAGCAATTTTCGAAACTATATCAAAGGACTAATATGACTAAGAAAAAGAATCAGTTAAAATTAACAGATGAAAGAAGTTATTTTAAACCTTTTACTTATCCTTGGGCATATGAAGCTTGGTTAAAACATGAGCAGTCTCATTGGTTACATACAGAAGTAGAAATGCTTCAGGATGTAAAGGATTGGAAACAAAAATTAACAGAAAATGAAAAATACTTTCTTACACAAATTTTCCGCTTTTTCACGCAAGGTGATATCGACGTTGCATCTGCTTATGTCAACAACTACTTACCATTATTTCCGCAGCCTGAGATAAGAATGATGTTGCTTGGTTTTGGTGCAAGAGAAGCTTTACATGTTGCTGCATATTCGCATCTTGTAGAAACTCTTGGTTTACCAGAAACCACTTATAATGAATTTCTTGAATATAAGGAAATGGCTGAAAAGCACGAATATATTCAAGAAATTTCTGATTTAGAACCAAATGAAATTGCAAAACAAATTGCATGTTTCTCTGCATTTACTGAAGGAATGCAATTATTTTCTTCATTTATTATGTTACTAAATTTTCCAAGACATGGTAAGATGAAGGGCATGGGTCAGATTGTAACATGGTCTATCGTTGACGAAACAATGCACACAGAATCAATGATTAAGTTGTTCAGAACTTATATCTCAGAAAATCCAGATATTTGGACTGATGAATTAAAATCATCAATTTATACCATCGCAACAAAAATGGTTGAATTAGAAGATAAATTTATTGATCTTTCTTTCCAAATGGGAGAAATGCAGAATTTAACAGCAGATGATGTAAAGAAGTATATTCGTTATATTGCTGACAGAAGATTAATTTCTCTTGGTATGAAAGGTATTTTCAAAGTTAAGAAAAATCCATTACCTTGGGTTGAAGAAATGATCAATGCGCCAATTCATGGTAATTTCTTTGAGCAAAGAGTTACAGATTATGCAAAGGGTGCGTTAACTGGATCTTGGGAAGATGTGTGGGGATAATTCGTATGAATATTCAAAAGCCGCCTGTATTTGATGCGATTGAACATGTTTGGTATATTGAAGACGAGAATGGTAATATTATTAGAGTGACAGATGAATTTTATAGAAACGAGTTAATTAATTGGACTAGGATAATCAAATTATCAGGTAAAGAAATTGACGATGAGATATAAAGGATTTACAAGCATTATAATATGTCACTAATACCAATTGGAACATATCCAGATAATTTTGATATTGAAACTAATTTTTAAAAAGGAATAATATGTATAATAAAAATGACATTGTATCATTTAAATTAATTAATGGTGAAGAAATGATTTCACGATTTATATCGGAATTAGATAATTCTTATATTGTTGAAAAGCCACTTACACTTTTTCAAACACAACAGGGATTATCTTTAATTCCATCTTTAGTCACTGTGAACTTAGATAATGAAATTAGAATCAATAAGTCTGCAATTGCAATTCACGCAAAATCTAGAGATGAAATGATGTCTGCATGGATGGAAGCAACAAGTGGTTTAGTTGCACCAAAAAATTCAAAATTAGTAATTTAAATTTAAAGAGGTAAGAATGGAAAACGAAGATAAAAAAGCAACAGAAACAAAAGAAAAAATTACAAAAATAGAAGAAAAAATTGCTAAATTAGAAAAATCTTTGGAAAAACTAAAGAAGACCTTAAATAACTAAGGTCTTCCCTGTCCACGATATTTTTTAAAACTTCTTTTCTTACTTTTATTCATTGAAGACCGCTTAGGATCACGAATGTCCTGGGCGGTCTTTTTCCATTTTGATCTGCTTTCTAATCTTGTACCTTCATCAAATTTCAATCTTGCCATTAATTTTCTCCTGAAACTATATATAAGAGATATGAAAGAATATTTGCAAGAAGAATTAAAAACAAAATCATTTCTTATTTCTTTTAAATTTTGTGATAAAAAAGTAAGAAGTTACAAGATAACACTAAATAAAGATATAATACCAAAAGAAGCATTTTTAACTATTGGTCCAGAAACAAAATTTGCAACTGTGTGGGACATAGAAAATGAAAAATGGATAGCTTTTAGTTGGGATAAAATTTATAAATTGGAAGAAATAAATGGCACAATATAATAAAACATTACAACAAGTAGAAGCAATTGCACAAGAACCGAGATATGAAATAGTTGTTCTTGCTGATGAAAAAGGATCACAAATTGATAATTATAATCCATTAGATATTAATATTTCTAATGGTCAAATAGATGCATTTGGTAGAATAAGAATTTCAGATCAATTTACATTAGGTGATTATAAACATCTTTATGGAATTGATCCAAATTTTCTTGATGTAATAACTTCAAGTGCTACTATTACACATCTTCCAAATCAAGCTTGTGCCAGATTAGCTGTTACTTCAACTCCAGGCAGTAAAATAATCCATCAAACAAAATTTTATCATCATTACATGCCAGGAAAAAGTCAATTAATTAAAACGACTTTTAATTTTTATGCAGCAACTGCTGGAGTAAGAAAAAGAACAGGTTATTTCGATGCCAATAACGGAATATTTTTTGAACAAACAGGAACTGGTGAATTAGCTTTTAATATTAGAACTTATGTTTCAGGATCTACTGACGATTCTACAAATAGAGTTACGCAACAAAATTGGAACATAGATAAATGTGATGGAACAGGAAGAAGTGGTTTTAACTTAGACATAACCAAAACACAAATTTTCTTCACAGATTTCCAATGGTTGGGTGTTGGTAGAGTTCGTTGTGGATTTGTACATGATGGTAAAATTATAGTTGCACATGAATATTATAATTCAAACAACAAACCAACAGTTTACATGTCAAATCCAAATCTACCAATTAGATGTGAAATAGAAAATGTAAATGGTTCTTCTGCTGCATATATGGATCAAATTTGTTCAACTGTTGTCGCAGAAGGTGGTTATGCTGAAGTTGGTCAAGATTGGGCAACTGCTTCACCTTCACTAAGAACTCTTAGTGCATCATCAACACTTCCAATATTAGCAATTCGTTTAAAAAATACATTTAATACATATGAGAATAGAATGATTGTTAGATTAATGGCAACAAATGTTTTTAGTGATGGTGAAAATATACATTATAAAATTATAAAACTACCTAATGTTTCTAATTTAAGTGGTGGATCTTGGAACGATGTACATACAAACAGTGGAATTGAATATAATGCAACAGCTACATCATATACAGATGGCGAAGAAATAGATAATGGTTATGTTTCAGCAGCATCACAAAACGCAAACAAACTATATGGAACATCTTCTCCAGCAAAAATAGGTCCAACAGCAAAAAAGAATTATATTGTGCAAAATTATACATCAACAGATTCAGAAATTTATGTTGTTGTAGCAAAAAATCTTTCAACAGTAAATTCAACAGGTGTTGGTGTTGGGATGCAATGGAGAGAAATATATTAAAGAGGTAAAAACATGGATGAGAAAATTTTAAATTATTTTTTGAACAACGCTTCACCAGCACAAATTATAGATTTTCAAAAAAAGAAAACCATAACACAAAAGTATAAATATCTTTTGCAGTTTGATTGGATAAATCAAGATCAATACACAAAGTATACAAGGAAGAAAAATGAAAACAAAACTTTATTGCGAAGTGTGTGATTTAGAATTTACAGTAAATGCAAAAAACACATCAGTGCCAGTAAAATTCTGCCCTTTCTGCGGCACACACGACGAAGAATCTTTTGATTTTCTAAAAGATGACGAAGACGATTATCCAGAAGAACCTGAAGATGAATATTAATGACGAAGTACATCAATGCTTTATATTGGAATTGATTATTCTATAACATCACCCTCAATTTGCACATTCTATGGAGACAAAAAATCTTTTGATCCTAGAATGTGCAATTTCTTTTATTACAACAAAACAAAACAAATTTCTCCTCTTGAATTTGTACACCAAACAACACCACCAGAAAATTACAAATCCCCAATCAACAGATTTACCTTAATAGCAAACTGGACAATTAGATGCATTGATATAACAAAACAAGCATATGATTATCCAGAAACTATGATAATCATAGAAGATTATTCATTTGGATCAAAAGGTAAGATATTTGAATTAGCAGAAAATTGTGGAATAATGAAATATATGTTAGAAGTGGAAAATTACAAATATCAAAAAATTGCTCCTACCACATTAAAGAAATATGCAACAAGTTCAGGTAGAAGCAATAAAGATGATATGTATGATAAATTTTTTGAAGAAACACAGTTAAAGCTAAAAGAAACATTCTCAAAAAAGAAAATTAAAATATCTTCACCTGTATCAGATTTGGTAGATAGTTATTACTTGTGTAAATATCTGGTGTTTCCACCAGAATAAAAACATCTGGTGTTTCCACCAGAATAAAAACATCTGGGGAAAAAATTCTGGGGGAAAAATTTTTGGCGGGAAAAATTTTGGGGGGAATTTTTTTATTTTTTTAGATTGTGTTAGGTTGGGTGTGTTTTCTGGGGAAAAGAAATAAAGTTTTTTAAAGTGGGGGATAATACATAATACCCTACCGGGGGAGTACTAGTACTCCCACTTTAAGGTTGTGTTAGTACTAGTACCAAAAGGGGCTTAAGCCCCTTTTGCCAGCCACCAGTCGCATGATTGTTTGAGTATAGTTTGGGCCTCACCCAAAACCCAATCACGGTGATCGTCGCTCATCTTATAGTAAGGATCAATCCGGAGATTATCCAGAATCGTTTGAAAAAATTCGGGATTGTTTTCGTTCCCCACAATTAAATCAGCATACGCCAGCAAAATTTTGCTGGCGGAGTTGCGGTCATTCAACATCTTCAGTAACTTTTCCATAATTCATTCTCCCATGAAAACGTGGTTTCTGTCAATGAAAAAAAGGGGGTTTCCCCCCTTTTTTTCTACTCAAACGTGATAACGTTGAAACCCAACGCCTTGAAAATATCGGTCAATTCTTCGACCGATTCACCGTCCCATTCCGGCTCAAACTCCGGAAAGTTCCATTCCCCCTCAGCCATCATTTCCTGCAATTCCTGATCCGTAGGACCGGACATTTCCTCGCAGTTAATCTGCGTGTCGAAATCGTCAAATTCGAAATTGTTGGTCATTTTCCTTTTCCTTTTCCTTTTCTGTAGTGGTGTATCCCCTACACCTATAGATTACCACACTATCGGACAGAATCAAACGAAAAATGACGGGAAACGATATTTTTTTCGTTTCCCGTCATGACGGGATTAGATCCCGTGGATTCGTTTCCACGTCACCCAAGTAATAGCTTGAACCTGAGATGCGGACAAACCAACAATTCCCGCTACCATCCGGTATGCGGAAATAATCGCAGAACGTTCCCGTTCTGCGATATGCGGCATTGTCGCTACAGTGTAGCGATAGCCTACCGCAACGCTATAGGCATGAACGTCTACGGTAACCTTATCGTCACCGTTCTTATCACCGTTGCGGAGGTTATCAGCAAAAGCCGTAACCTTGGGACCGCTCAAAATATGGCGAAACGGTTCGTTCCGTTTGTCTGCTAACAGGATAGCAGCTGCCTTGTCGATGTTGCGACGATAGCCCGCAACACCGGACACTAACGATAACGGCTTATCGTTAGCGATAGCGTCGGCCAAAATATCAATTCCATTCAAATTTGAAGTCCAACGGATACCCGGCGATAATGCGGCAGTTGCATCAACTACCGCATCGAACGAAAAGTTAGAAACACGGGCAATAACCCGTAATTGTTCGTGGGCGGCGGTGTACCATGCACCCCCGGAGCGTTTTTCTTCCGGCGTCGCCATATTGTAGACGGCGAGGATGTTGGTCATGAAATCGTTGGTCATACGAAAAATGGTCATTTTTTCCTTTTCTGTTTGGCGCTGGCCTCAACTCTTATAGATTACCATAGGCCAGAACTAAACTGCAATACCCTACCACGAAAAAACTACATAAATTCCATAAATACCCCCCATAAGGAAAACGAATGATAGCGCATCCAAAATCATATTGATAACGTTGTTTTTCATACTGTTATTCTCTCATGAAAAAATGGGGATTGTCAATCCCCATTTTCATTATTTTCCATATCTTCAATGACTTCAATCATCTCACGGTACAACGGGCAATAGTTCCAGTGACCAACATGATGTCCCAACATCAAATCGAAATGCTCATATTTTTCACCGTTCCACTCCCAACGGGAATGGATTAAATTATATTCATTCCCGTTGTGATAGACCGTCATGATTTTTTCTTCAATGTAATTTTGTTCCATGAGTCAATGGTATCAAGGTCAGAAAAAAATGTCAAGAAAAAAACAAAAAAAATTTTGGTACTATCGGTCCTGGTGCCAGTACTAGTACCTCGCCAGGTCTGGTACTATTGGTCCTGGTGGTACTATCGGAAGGGGATGGGCGTACTAGTACTAGTGACCAGTTAGTACTAATGCGCCCATCCGCAGTACTAGTACCGTTGACCAGACGGTACTAGTGGTACTGGTAGGCAAAGGAACTACCAGTTAATCTTCCCAAACAAACTTCGCAGAATTTAACTTAACTTGCCCCCATTGGTCAACTTGCCAACTCATTCCGGCCCAATCAAACAACCAATGTTCCCACAAGTTAGACCAACGCATGTTTGCGAGAATAATCTTCGCATCATATGATCTGAACTTCTCTTGAATTGAGGCGACAATCTCAGGCGTGGGTGTCATATGTTCCTATCTTAGCACGATGTGTTCAGGTTGTCAACCTGATGTGTTCAAATTTCCTTTTAATTAAGTCCTTTTCCGGCATTATGCGTAGGTCATCAATACTTTTGGAGGGGTACAAACGACCCTTACGCATTGACGGAAAAGGACTTAATTAAAAGGTGGGGCTACTGCCCCACCTTCTTGCTGATGTGACGGGCGATAATCTTGCCCGTCACCTGATTGCGAACACGCTTCTTATTGCCATTCTCAGCAACAATCTGGTTGTAGAGGTACATAACAGCCCCAAGATTGGAGTCCACCAGATTGATCGTGGTGTACTTGGACTTGTCCACACCAACTTGAATCTGGTAGCCAGTGTTGGGGGTGTTCTGAATCGCACCCTTCTCATTCTGGAAGGAAGCGGTCTGGAAGTTGAAGGTCATCTGCATTTTCGTTTTTTCCTTTTCTATCAGGCTTGCCCTGACTCTTTTAGTATCTCACAGGTTCGGTTGCTTGTCAACAGTTTTCAGAACTTTTTTTCTTGGGGGAGGTTATTCCTCCCCCATCCCCTCATCGCCACCATCCTCATTTTCTACATCACCCACAAACTCAACTCCCGGCCAGTAGAAAACATATCCATAACCCATGTTATCCCATTTCACATTGGTTGGGACGTAAACGTTTCTACGTCCCATTTCATACATCACATCCAAAATCTCAGCCATTGTGTCAACCACAATGGCAAGGCAAGATTTGCCACCCATATAACGGCCAGAATAGCCCCTGCACTCAAAACCACAATCTTCGAGAAATTCCTGCAAATCGCTTTTCATGATTTTATTCTCCCATACTGGAAGGGGTTTGTCAACCCCTAGAACAACTTTTTGTGAAATTTCACAACTTTGGAAATCGCAGACTGCAAAGTTTTGCAGGGAACTAAGGAAATCTTCTCTTCAGAAAACAACATCAGTTCTTTTTTCTTAGGGTTCCAATCAGCAACCAGTGTGCCATTCAGCAAAAACTCAGTGAAGCAGTAGATGCTGCCACGGTCAAAGGTGTTGATTTCAAGTTTCTGTTTTTCAACCATGATTTATATTACCACGACCCCTCAGAGAATGGCAACAGAAAAATGATGAAAACTAGAAGTTTTTTCTGTTGCCATTCTCTGAGGGGTGTCAGGGGTACCCCTGACACCCAAAACCCCAGGAAGGGCCGTTTCCGGCCCAGGAATCACCTATTCCCCGTAGTAGTCGTAAGACTCATACTGCGATTCATACATCGAATCCAGGTGCTGGTCCTCCAGCTCAAAACTAGGATCTTCAGGATAGTCCTGGAAATCGTCAGAATCATAGATGTCGGCCATTTCAGCCTGAGCATCTTCCCAGGCTTCATTCCGACCCATTTCTTCCAGGTCGTTTTCGTAGAACTCGTAGGTGTCGTAGTCTTCAAACATTCCGTTTTCTCCTTTTGTCTTGGCTCTTGCCCTGACTCTTTTAGTATCGCACGTTGTAGCAGGGAAGTCAACAACTTTTTTTGTTTTTTTGTGGGGGATTTTCGCCCCCCACACTTTACTTCACCTGAACCGCAACCTGTTTGATTTCAGCAACATAGACATCGCCCACATCAAACGTTCCATATGTCATTGGAGACTTCACCGCACAGTACCAGCGAGCGAAGGGGTTTTGCTTTTCCTTTTCCGGAGTCTGATAGGTCTTGAGAACACGCCATTCCCAGGAACCATCAAAACTCTTGAAAATCATATGAGGATTGTCAATCTTGGCAGTTTTGCCGAATGGATTCTTCATATTGTTAGTATCTCACATTCTGGGGGGTTTGTCAACAGTTACCAGTGAAAAAGTCCCCTCTTTTTTTCACCGTTTGCGTAAACCACTAAAACATCACCATCACCATCACCATCACCAAAAACAACAGGATCACCATAAGTAGACGGGACATCATCGCCAACTTCACCAGACCATTTGCTGGACCAGCGATCACCGCAACAAGGGCAGTCAACGCCAGAATCACAACCATCGAAGTAAACACCCTCTACTTCTAAAACACGATTGTTCGCATCTTCGGCGTTTTCAGCCTCAACAACAACGTGTTTTGCTGGTCCGGTGAAATGACCACCTGAATTATTTTGAGAAAAATGGAAGAATTTCATACTTTTAGTTTCTCACATTCTGGGGGGTTTGTCAACCCCCCACTTGAAGTTTTTTTGCTATTCAGCGATTCGGCGTTCAAACACCCCACGTTCCAGAGTGGCAGTGTCAGAACCATCAGTGTGGAACGTGATGGGGAAGTAGTCTTCACCAATCTGAGCATAAACTTCAGTTTCATTCATACCCAAGTCAATCCAGTCACCAACAGCACCAGCGTAAGTCTCAGATTCTACAACATTTTCAGGATTGAAATTCCCAGGAAGGTCACCAACCAGGAAACGCTTGATAGGGAGGGTCGAAAACTTAACTTTCTTCAGAAACATGGTCTTTTCTCCTTTTGTCCTGGCTCTTGCCCTGACTCTTTTACTTTACCACAACCTTTTTCCGGTTGTCAACAGAATTTTTCAAGTTTTTGTGAAAGTCACAAACGTTCCGTTTGCAGTTGGGGCAGTTCAGAATCGAAAGCATCAGGTGTTGTTTGCTCATGTTTTTACTTTACCACAGAAGTTTTGGGGATGTCAAGAGTTTTTTTCAACTCTTTCGAAAAATCCAGCACAGTCGGAAATGCAATAGAAAACAAAGAAACAACCAGGACAATCAACAGAATGTCAAACATCGAATCACTGATAAGCCGTTTCATGAATCCATCATCTCACAGTCTGGGGAATTTGTCAACTACTTAATTGCACAATCTGCTTTCATGGCGAAAAAAATAATAATCACACCGAAAAGATAACCCGCCATGAAAAACGTAAGATATTTGAGTCGAAGTTCTTTTCTTGTCATGAATCCATCATCTCACAGTCTGAGGGGTTTGTCAACCCCAAGAACCAAGTTTTTTCTTTTTTGTTGCGGCAACCAGAACAGCTTCAGAAATCATTAAAAAAACTTCAGAATCAATCACAGTCTGGATTTCCCGCAACTTGTAACCCTTTTGTTGCCAATTGATTACAATGGGTTTCAATGCTTCATACACTTCATCCGCAAGTTGTTGACCTTCAAGAGTTTTTGCTTCATACTCATTGTAAAGCATTATTCTTCCTCCTTCTTGTGCTTGCGCTTGCGATAATTCTTGCTTTTGGTTTTCTTGTCCTGGATAATAGATCCGGTCTTTACACCAGACCGGATCTTAGCAGGATTAAACTTGGGCAGCTTGATGTGTTCAACCATACTGTTATTATCCCATGTGTTCTTCACAATGTCAACTACTCTTCAAGTTTTTTTTGTAAGGCACTGATAATTAAAGGTAATTCTTCTTTCGACAAGGTGATTCTACTCATAATTTTTCCTTGATCGTCATGTTGGCGAATCTCAAACAACCCAAGTCCATCAGCATCATCTGTGACTGCAATATGGTCACCTGTGTCATCATTCCAAATTCTGTAGCAAATTTCCATACTGTGCCGCATTTTTTCTCCTAGTTAAAAGGTGATTTGTATTTCTTACCACATTCAAGGCAACTGTAATGACCATTAACAGGTCTGGTCATCTTTGTGTGGAATTCCCGACAAAACCAAACACTAAGCTTTTGCAGCATTTTGATTATCCTTTAACGTAGACAAAACCAAAATCTGCATCGTCACAAAGTCGATAATAGCCTGAGCGTTCAGGTAATCATCGTCGTTTTCATCGAACCTGCTAATAATCAGGTTCATCAGACCGATTACCTTCATGTTTCCGCTAATCAGATCGTCAATCACATCGTTCATCATGATATTATTATCGCACCTTTCTTTTCGGTTGTCAAGCATTATTTTGTAGACCTAAACCAAGACCTAGACATAGACCTAGACCAAGACCCAGACGCAGACCAAGACCCAGACCCAGACCAAGACCCAGACCCAGACCCAGACCAAGACCCAGACCCAGACCTAGACCAAGACCTAGATCTAGACCCAGACATAGACCAAGACCAAATATTTCTTTTGTAGATTGATTTCTTGATCATAGTTTATTATCCAATTTCAGAATAAGTCCTAGACACAGACCAAGACCTAGACCCAGACCAAGACCTAGACCAAGTCCTAGACCCAGACCTAGACCCATACAAAGACCAAGACCCAGACCTAGACATAGACCAAATATTTCTTTTGTAGATTGATTTCTTGATCATAAACAAAAAAGTTTGGGGGATTTCTCCCCCAAACCACTAACCCTTCTTACCGATGCCGAAAGACTCAATTGCAGAAGTCTGCACATACCAAGTCTTCGTGGGAAGGTTCTGAGCGTCCTTGTACTTCGAATCGCTGAACGCACCAGTCTCATAAACAATCTTGGCATCGTCCAGAAGGACACAGGTATCGTTCACTCCAGTGAGCGTACCAGCATAGATGTAGTTCGCACAGAACAACATCACGTGCTCACCAAGAAGGGCCACAAGACCTTCACCCTGAACCTCAGTCACAATCTTCTTCATAATCAGTTTTCTCCTTTTTTCTTGTCAGATTTCCTCTGACTCTTTTAGTATCTCACACCCTGTGTGATTTGTCAAGTTTTTTGTTTTTTGTTTTTCTAGCCTCCAACTACCTGCTAGAAATTTTAAGGGCAGGAAGGGCCGTTTCCGGCCCAAGAAATGCTATTCTATATTAGTCGTCCCAGTCATACTCCTGGTAGTCGTCATGATCTTTGTAGTCGTTCCAGTTAATAAGCATAGATATTTGCCTTTCCGTTTTCGATGAAGAGGTCACACCAGGCGGAAGTTTCAATTTTCTTTCCGGTGAGGACATTGATGAAGTAATCTGCCTCATAGGGATTGTAACGAACCGTGTTCCTTTTCAGGAAAAGCTCTTGGTCTTTTTGCCAATCACCTTCAACAAAGGCATGAACATTTTTCTTTTTTTCACGAAGAACACGTTCCCGTCCAGACTTGGAAACAGTGAACTTGGCATTTTTCAGGATGATGGTGTCGGTGTGGGCAATAACCTTGCGGGTTTTTTTGTCCATGACAGAGAAAACTTTCTTGTGAAGGTTGAAGTAGACTTTAACTCTCATGTTTTTATTCTCTCACATTCTGATCAGAATGTCAAGGTTTATTTTGACTCAGACCTAGACCCAGACCCAGACGCAGACCAAGACCCAGACCAAGACCCAGACCCAGACCAAGACACAGACCAAGACCCAGACTCAGACCTAGACCAAGACCTAGACCCAGACCAAGACGCAAACTGAGACTCAGACCCAGACCTAGACCAAATATTTCTTTTGTAGATTGATTTCTTGGTCATGTTTTTATTCTCTCACATTCTAGGTGAAATGTCAAGGGGGAATTTCTTCCCCCTGCAAACTACCAGGATGCTTGGTAGTAATAGGTCGTTCGACCATCAACCCATTCATCCTTGATTTCCTGGAAAAGTTTGATGGCACTTTCTAGGTCGTTCCAGTACCACTCATCAATTTGAATGGAACCAAAGAAAAACCCAGAAACAGGAGGAAACATTTCAAGAGCAATATCTTCTCTCTTAGAGATCAGGACTTCTTTCATGGTTAAAAGAAGATTGTCAACATTTTCCTCATAGAAAATAATTTCTTGACATTCATCCCTACCATCAGCAAGCTGCACAAACCAGTTGTGGAGTGCATTGAACTTGCGGAAATAACCAAGTTCCTCAGTCACATAGGTGACTTTATCCTTCTTGATGTGGGTAGGTTGTCCGTTGTTGGTCACAACAACTTCATACTTGTTTTCCTTGTCGAAAGACCAATTCTGAATGTAGCTCTTGCGGTTGATGTATTGATCAAGTCCCATGATTAAATCTTATCACCATTCAGGATGTTTGTCAAGAAGAATTTTGGTGCGCCCAGCAGGGTTCGAACCTGCGACCCTCTGATTAAAAGTCAGATGCTCTACCAACTGAGCTATGAGCGCACATTAAATTTGGTAGCCCCGCAGGGATTCGAACCCCGATTCTAGGTTTAGAAGACCTATGTCCTATCCATTGAACGACAGGGCCAAAAACTTTTAGGCAGTCTGATACTTGCCCTTGACTTCCTTGTTCAGAAACTTTCCAGAAGAAGGTGCGTTCACCAGATCCTCATAGACCTGAACAGGAACGTCCTTGTAGTCATACTTCTTACCGGAAGTAAACTTCACAGTGAGAATCTGATTGATGTGGTCATAACCAACACCAGAAACAGCGGAACTTTCAAGCTTTACCATATTTATATCCTTTTTTGTGGGTTGTGAGTTTCTCTCACTCACAACCCTAGTATACCACAGAATTACTTCTTACGCAAGCCCTTGTCGATATCAACAGCAGTTTTGAATGCAGGAATATCAAAATGTTCCTTGTATTCATCCAGCGGCATTTTCCGAAATTCATCAACGAAGGAACCTTCAACAATTTCTGCCAGTTCCCATTCACTCATAGATTCAACCAACTTGGTTGCATAAACCTGAGTCAGCAAATCCAATTCTTTTACAGTCAGATCGTTAATCATGTTTTCCTCTACTGTTCCAGTGTACCAGATTCCATGTCGTCTGTCAAGAGTTCAGGGGCAACTTCTGTGATTTCTGCCAGAATATCTTCAGTCCCCATCTGCTCCAAACGTGCATGAATGGATTCATAGGCATGATTGATGAGATCCTCCATGTCCATTGTATCAACAATCAATTCTACATATTCGTTAATGAGGTCGTGCAGTTGTTCGTTACTCATGATTATATCTTAGCACCTTTCAGGTTAGTTGTCAACTCAATTTTTGAAGTTTTCAATCCATACCACAATTTCATATAAGAACGGACTCTTGCCCACTTTCCGGTGAAAGTGATTTGTCGATAACAAGAACCAGTTCTAATACCGGAACAAGGGATTGATTTTTCCCCAGACCTGGATGCAGTCCACACTCTTGAAATGCGTGATTTCATCATGAAACTATATTAGCACCTTTCTGTGTGTTTGTCAAGACCTAGACCCAGACCAAGACCTAGACATAGACTCAGACTCAGACCAAGATCCAGACCTAGACATAGACTCAGACTCAGACCAAGATCCAGACCAAGACCCAGACATAGACATAGACATAGACTCAGACCAAGACTTAAATTTTTGTGTTCTTGATTTCTTCATGATTATATCATACCACAGGCTGATGTGTTCGTCAAGACCCAGACCCAGACCAAGACCAAGACCTAGACCCAGACATAGACCCAGACCTAGACCAAGACCCAGACCAAGACCCAGACTCAGACCCAGACATAGACCTAGACCTAGACCCAGACCAAGACCAAGACCAAGACCAAGACCCAGTCCCAGACCAAATATTTCTTTTGTAGATTGATTTCTTGATCATAGTTTATTAACCAGTTTCAGAATAAGACCTAGACCCAGACCTAGACTCAGACCTAGACCCAGACCAAGACCTAGACCCAAACCCATACCAAGACCTAGACCTAGATCCAGACCCAGACCAAGACCCAGACATAGACCAAGACATAGACCTAGACGCAGACCAAATATTTCTTTTGTAGATTGATTTCTTCATGATTATATTATACCACAGGTGGCCCTTAACGGGCCACCTTGAAACAAGTGGATTTCGCAACTTTCACGAAATCTTCATCAGACTTCGCAAACTTCAGAATTTTCGCCAACTTCAACACCATGCGAAGCGACAATTCCCGCAGCTTCTTGTGGTTGTCCTCCACAAACTGCATCAACGTCTGCTGCTGGTTTTCTTCCAGTCCCAGAGTGTGAAGCATATCGGTGTTCTGAACCACGTCCTTGATTCGGATCAGGAACTCACGGGTATTTCGCAAATTCAAATCCAAGTAGAACGAACGGGAAATCAGTGCCTGATAGTGAGGTGACATTTTGTTGCCCTGCTGGATCATGGCATCAAAATCCCGATTGGTGACGAAAATCACAGAACCACGAAATTCAAACGTGGAAGGAATTTCATCGCCAGCATCATCTTCCCACTTCTTTTCCGTTTTCCAGGAAATCATGCGGCGTTTGGTGCTATCCAAAGCAGCTTTCCAGATGTTCAGACCAACTTCATCATCGAAAACAGAATCAGCGTCATCAATCAGCAAAACACTGTTTTCATGACGATTTTCCCACAACATCCGGAAAATGCCAGTAGGACGAACAAAGCCCTTAACAGGAGTGTAGTTAATCTTCTCATCAAGGAAAGCATTCTCCAACATCATTTCGATGTTGTAGGTCTTGCCGATGCCAGGATTGCCGGAAACAATCATCGACGTGACCTTGCCTTCAATAACAGCTTCCACCATGCGATCCATCGAAGAGAAACCATCACGCTGACGCTCCAGAATTTCCTCGTCAGTTTCCACAACAAGAGGAACAACTTCACCAGGAGCTTCAGCAACACCATTAACATTTCGCAGCACGTTCAGATCGAAGATGCCACGAGAAATCTTACCAAGAGTCCAAAACTTAACAGGAATGCGAACATTGAAAATTTCAGCTTCCTGCTTAATAGTCTTAGCACGAAGAATGGTGCCGCCGTGCTTTTCAGTCATCTGGTCAACGAAGTTCGTGATGTTCATATTGTTAGTATCTCACAGTTTGGTCAGGTTGTCAACTAGCCAATCTGAATAAATTCAGATTTTTTGTTTCGTGCTTTGCCTTTGGCTTTCAATCCAACAATCACGCCTTTGGCATCCAAGAAGCGAAGATCAGTTTCGTCGCCATTTACCACAGGATAGCCCCAATGAGTTTTGGGCAACTTGTCGAAAACAACAGCGACATTAACACCATGCTTCAACGCTTCCAAGCACTTCTCCATATTATCACCACTGAAAGAATAAGTCAAGTGGTAATTTTCAGAAACACGCTCCCAAGGGCGATCCAGTTTAGTGTAATCATAGAACTGGACATTAGGACGTGCAGTGTGCAATGCCTTAGCCAACCAAGGCAGATCAGAAGTTCCATTCGGACGAAAAACAGGAACCAGATTAGATTTTACCGCAGCAGCACAAGCTTTGTCAAGTTCTTTCAAAGCCTGGGCAATAAATTTTTCACGATTTTCAAACAACTTCTTGGTCTTGTTGATGCGTCCATTCTGGACATTAGAGAATGCACCCATGCCAGAAGTGTTCAGGCAGAATGCCAAACATTCTTTAGAAGCACCAGCACAGACCTGATGACCAGACAAATCACCAGGAGCCAGATAAATGATTCCGGTCTGATATCCAAGCTTCTGACCCTTGACCGTTTTTGCGTTTGCGTCGATGTTCCAGATCGTCATATGAAACCAGTATAGCAAACTGAATATCAGACTGTCAACAACTAAATGAACCAGCGACCATTAACTTTCTTTAATCTTCCATTTTCAATATCAGCAACAGTCACTCTTGCCCAATATTTGGCTTCACCGACAATATCATTATCAATTGTAGTACCGGAATCATATTCTTCATCTTCAATAAAAATTGAAAAATTAATGTTGTTTGCTTTCCAAGCATTCACATGAACTTTAATTCCGGTGTTTGTGTGTTGTGTAATGGTAATCATTGATTACAGTATATCACTACCGGATCATTGTTTCAACCAGTTTTCTTCCTTTATAGAAAAAAAGTTTTTCCCAATCATGTTCTGATCTTAACCATAAACATTTAAGAAAGAAAATGAAATTTTCTACATCTCCTTCATTATGAAAATTGGAATATTTAAATTTAATCACTTCATTAGGAAATTGAACTTTCAATGTGATGTACATGTTTTGATTATATCAGTCCAAGAATAGGTTGTCAACTATTTTTTAACAAAATAATTCCAGTTTAATCTTAAAATTTGTTTCTTTAGTAAAGAATTTTCTTTTTTAACTGATAGTGTCATGTGTTCAGTATACCATATCCAGGATTTTGTCAAAATTAATTTTTATTAATCTGAATTTTGAAGTTCTTCAATCTGCATTTTCAATTCATCGACCATATCTTGCAATTCAGAATTAATTTCTCTTAATTTTGCAATTTTTTCATCCCGTTTTTGGATGATATCCATTAAATCGTCGATAATTTTTTCAAATTTTTCAATTTCTTCATCCATGTGTTCAAAATCCCCCAGAATTCTACTTGTTCCAGCCGTCAAAATTCCACCAATCTGTTAAAATTAGCAAAAAAATGATTAAAACGGCTGGAACAAGTAGAATTCTCATGTGTTCAGAAAAAAACTAGCCCTGGACCAGCATCTGCTTAACAGAAAAACCCATAACTTCCTCAATATTCGGAGTAGTTACCATGTCTTCCAGAGTTTCATCGGTGAATTCACCAATCTTTAGCGTTTCTCGAACACATTCATTGTAGGAATCAGCAATAACCAGCGGATTTTCGGTCTGAATCTCATTGTCGAAAGAGCAAAACTTAACGTTCATTATGTAATTATCCTCAGTTTTTGATTTTTTGTAGCTTCTGTGTGTTCGGAACACATCGTCTACTCTTTTAGTATAGCAAAGTCATGTGTTCATGTCAAGTGTTGGCGAAAAAAAGTTGGAAAAAAAATTTTAATATGAAAAAATTTTCAGAAAAAATGGCGCAGCAGTTAAAGTACCCACAACTTTTCAACCATTTTCACAACTTCCCAACTATTTTCACAAATGTGTCATTTTTGACACATTGTGTCTTTTTTTCCACATAAATAGATACCCAAACAAAACAACACCCCACCATTTCTATCGACTATTAGAGATGGGTCACTATTTATTCTACTTTTTTATCCTGTCGAAATACCCTGTCATTCTATCTTACCATAACTTTTCTTTTTTATTGTAGTAATAAATTTTATTTTTTATATTGTGACATTCTTTACATTCTGCACTTAGATTATATTTTCCATCTTTCTTTTTATTATATTGGGAAAATAATTTTTCTTTTTTACACATTGAGCAAATTTTTGTTTGTGGTGTCTCTAATGTATAGTTTGCTGACATCCTTTTTAATTTTCTTGTTATATGTCCTTTTTTAGCAATTTCACTTCTTTCTTCTGGTGTGCTACTCTCCAACCATTTTGTTGCTCTTTTTTTAGCAATTTCACTTCTTTCTTCTGGTGTGCTACTCTCCAACCATTTTGTTGCTCCTTTTTTACCAATTTTACTTTTTTGTTCTGGTGTTAATTTAGCTAATGATGATTCATATCCCTTTTTACCCCCTTTTTTACCAATTTCACTTAATTGTTCTGGTGTTAATTTAGCTAATGATGATTCATATCCCTTTTTACCATTTTCACTTCTTTGTTCTGGAGTTAATTTAGCTAATGCTGTTGCATATGCTTTTTTACCAATTTCACTTAATTGTTCTGGTGTTAAATAATAATTTTTTCCACTTATTGCATAGTTTAAGTTTTTTGGTTTGTCGTGGATATTTTCTCTGATAATTTTTTCTTCTGCAATACCCAAACTAATTCTATTTTTGTGATGTTCGAGAATTATTTTTTTCTTACGTTCTTTGGGCCAGTTTTTTATAATTTCTTTTGCTGTTTTTGGTGATCCCATATAACGACAATCCTGCTCAGGGTTAACTGAGCAGGATCTCTTGCCGAAATAATTATGAATTTCTACATTGTTTTCATCAAGTAGTTCTAGTTTGTAAATGTAGTGATAACAGGACATATTAGAATAATTTTGAAATTTTGTTGAGAATTTTTGTTAATAAATTTGGTTCATAAAGCGAACAATTACAATCTTTGTTTTGTAAATAACAAATTGAAGAACATGGATTGTCTGGATTTTCTTTTGAAAGTTTAGTGTAAACTTCCATATTAAGAGATTTTCTTGCACCATTTACTGGTGAATATTCAATTTTGTAGAATTGTGGATGATTACATTCAACGAATTGTGAATCAAAATGTTTGCAATTTTTACATAATACCATAATACCCCTTTAATTTTAATCTTCGGACTGATAGATAAAGTACAAAATAATTAAAATGATAATAATTAACATTGCATTATTCATTGTGAATGTCCGGAACAAAATTGTTGTTTTTATAGAAATTCTCAAAAAATTCTTCTATCTCTACAATTGAAGAAAATGTTTCACCGGAAAATGACACATTTACACATGTATTGTTTTGTAGATAGAAAGCTACTTCAAATGTGGTGGCGGGACCTACCTTGTTATATAGATCTGTAAATATGTAGTAGTAAATGTTGATGAAATACTTTGTTTTATCATTTTCCTTTACTTTCTTTTGGAAAAACAAATCAGCATATTTGAACATTTGCTTGTCCTTGAAAGGGAAATGCTTGTAGCCGGAATCAATGATATTTTGTGGTGTGAACATAGTTTTTAAATTATTGATTACGTCCATGATCTAAAAGTGTAATGTGCAGTGAAAGATGAAAAAACTGCACCACACTTGGAATTTGTCCATGAATGTAATGTTGATGTTGTCCAAGAATTTTTTCCAGATTGTGATGTTGGATTTCTTTTCAGTGTTGAGATTTTCATCTTATAGTCCATTAAGTAGTTTCTTGTATTCTTCTTTAAATGTTTCATTTTGCCAAATTTCATTAGCAATGAAAAATGCATCTTCAATTGGAGCAGTTTCAACAAGATTTACATGGTTGTCTGTCATGCAACAATATGTGTATTCTTGTGCTGCTTTAGCTGCAAGAAATGTTGTAGCGTAATTAATAATGAATTTTTCTTTTTCTGTCATATAATTATTATAACACTTCCCAACCTTCATTGTCAAGAGTGTAGAAAACATTTTTAATTTCAAATTCAACAATTGCTCTCATGCAGCCAGGACAAGGTTTTGACATTCCATAAATCATTTTGTTCGTTTTCACGTCAGTTTTTGCCCTGCACACAAACAAAGAAACTTTATTGAAATCTTCTACATCCAAATAGCGTAACGCATTTTTAATTGCTGCAATTTCAGCATGAAGGAAAATAGATAAATCTTTATTAGTTGCATATTTAGCCTGTAAAGGAGATGATTTATTTGAATTTACACCAACAGAAATAATCTTGTTTTTGTGGACAATTGCAGCAGCAATTTTAGCACCAGCAATCTTGGGCGTTGCAATAGCAACTTCTTTCAAGAGAGAAAAAACTTTAATGATTTTCTGTTCCGACTTCATACTTTTATTGTATCACAAATATTTTTGTTTGTCACTAGTGATTTTCGACCAAGCCATTGATGAAAAACCTGAATAGGAATTTGATGTTAAATTATTTACTTCTGACTTTCTTTTTCCATATCGACCGGAATATGAATAATTTTGTCCAATTTTTTCGTATCTTAGATTAACACCACTAGAACTTTTACGCTTAGTTTGAAAATCTTTGTAAAAATATTTTTTAGTTTTTGAATACATCATAATTTTAAAACCTGTTCATCATTAACATCCCAATCAGCAAAATAATAATTATTATCATCTAACCAGTCAAAAGAAACATAATTAAATGGTAAATCTTCACATTCACTTGCTTTTGAATAATCATACTTGTGATTGTTGATAAAATTCTTAACAGCGTCAAAATTTGTAATTGTGAACTTTCTCTCTGTGAGAAGTTCCGTGTTTTTGAAAAATTTAACTGTTAACATAATATCAGTATATCACAAAAATATAAGTTTGTCAACTATTCATCAATAAATTCTTGACAGGAAACCATGACCATATTTAGTTCACAAAAGCACTCTGAAATTTCTGGTGTTACCAACCCCTCAATAATATATACATCATCATTTTTTTCAATATCATATGTTGAAGGAATACCAGTGCAATAATAGTCCATATAATCTTCTTTATAGTTAAAAAGACTATTTCTAATTTCAGCTACAACATTACCAGCAGTTCTCCAGGAAACTGAGAAATCCTGATTCTTGTAATCCCATACAGTATTACAAAGTGCTGCATAAAAATTCTGTGCAAAATTATAATCGTCAAACTTGTGAGCAAAAGATGAATTTTTTACATCTTCAATAAAACTTAAAATTGTGTCGTGGTTCATTGTTTAATCCTACTCATGTAATAATTATTTGATCTTGATAGTACCATACAATCTTCTCCAGAAGAAGATATAAATTTTCCTTCAGGTGTGCGTGAAGTTTTTCTTGAATCTGTACCAGATTTTGATTTAGTAAAATGAAGTATATTTTTAGGTTTTGATCGTTTCATTTAAATCTCCACTGGAATTAATTCTTCCTCAAGTATCCAACAAAATTGTAGATTAAAATCATCACGAAGACAATAAAAATTTTCTGACTTTTCTGTACCTGGAATTTGTTTTGTTTTTACAACAATGTAAACGCTATGAGGATTCATCAGCATTGTACTTGCTACTTTAGGAATTACTTTTACTTTGTCTGCGATTCTGTATTTCATACTTACATTGTAGCAGAATCAGAAAGCTTTGTCAAGCTCTCTTCATACATTTTTTGATAAGCAAACAAAGCTTTTTCCTTAGACTTGAGTTCAAGATCAATGTCAAGAGGCATTTCATAGGTGTTCATGATAGATGTTGCATAATCAGAATGCGCCCGTGGATTGCAGGAAATACTTTCATGCAAAGCTTTAGATTCGCTGTAATGGAATAGTGGCTTAGTCTCACCCCATGTAGCATAAGAAAGATGAAATGCAAGAGATTCAGACAAATTATCTTGATGAAAACTATGGTGGAAATAGTCAAATGTGATTGGAGTATGAATATAAGAAAAAATATGCTTGAACAACTGATTAACAGAAAATGCAGAAGCTTTGTCATCATTCTCAACAACAAGACGCTTCTTGGTCTTTTCGTTAAGACGATAAAAATTAGTAATGAAGTTGTCGATAACTTTCTGAGAAAAATTCATACCAACATGGATGTTGAGGCAGTGATAATGATTGGCAGGAAAACCCATCAACTCAAAAACTTCGTTGTGATGATGAAGATCATGAATGGAATTGTCAACAACATTCTGCTTGTCAGAACCTAGCTTGACAAAATGATCTGGATGTGCAGTTACACGAATACCAGCACGTTTAGCAATATCACCAGCAAAACGAAGATTGTAAGAAATTTCAGCAAAATCAGGAAGATCTTCTAGCTTGTACTTGGAGTTCCAAGGAAATAGATCGGAAGACAAACGAAACACCTTGATGTTGTTGCGTTGATTCCAAAGCATGATCTGGATAAGATCAAGAGTATTCTTGTATGCAAGCTCAGATGCATAGGCAATACCACGCTCATTAAACGTAGCTTCTCGCATGGTGCGATTGGTAGTAATACCTTTGTCGGATAGTTCCAGATTAATGCAGCAGTAACCAAATTGAGTGTTCATGAATACATAATATCACAAATTTTTGAATTTGTCAATAAAAAAGCGGAGGAAAACATCTTCCTCCGCTGAGTTATTTTAGTTTATGTCTAATTTACAATCTTTCATTATTTATAATAGTTTAAATTTCACCCTTCTCAAGCATCATGGCAAGTTTATCTGGATTCATCTTTTGCAGATAATCTTTCATATTTTTTACTTTTTTGTCATACATGGCATATAGAGGTGAAGTAAACTTTGTATGTGACATTACTTTTGATACAAATTCTGCTTTTGTTGATGTATTTTTCATACAAACTTCAAATATCTTGTCATACTTAGAACAAATTGAATTTATCATTTTTTTCATTTCTCTATATAAATCTGAAATTTCCGGAAATTCTTCGACAAATTCATCTTTTTCTTTTATTGCCATCACAATACCTTTTTTGAAATCAAATGATTCAACAAAGTCTTGCAGTTTTCTAAAGTTTTTATTTTTAATTTTAATTTTTCTGTTTTTTGAATCTATTACAATTAATCCTTCAATTTCTTTTGGATCTGAATTTTGTACAAATTCTTGTGCTTCTTGTATTGTATTAAATTTAAATGTTTTTGGAAGCATGTGTTCAAAACATTCAAATCTAGTTTCTTCCAATGTAACTTTATTAATAGCTGTTATGAAATATATTTTAACAGTGTTTGTGTTTACAATTTTTTTGTTGAATGGTGATATTATTTCAAATGTGTAGGTGTAACAAGGATCAAGTAAACTAATATATTTTTGTGGAAAGTATTTAAAGAATAATTTTTCTATTTTTGGTTCTTGGACATCATATTTTGTTGATAAGTGCCATTTTTCTTTATGGTTCCACAGATAAACAGTTGTACCATCAATTTTCTCTTCATATCTTAAACGTTTAGATGAGAAAATAGGTTTTGCATGAATTACTTTAGGTGTTGCTGCTATGATTGGAAAATTTTTATCATCAACATCAAGAATTATTCCAGAACAATTATCAATAATTTCATTTGGTTCTGAATTATTATCATAGAGACAAAACTGAAATAAGTTAGAATAATCATTATGACTTTGAACAGATACATTTCTATTTTGAAAGAAGTCTAGTTTCTGCTTAAAGTTAGTTTCAGTATCAGCTAGGTAATTTTGTAGTTCATTTTTCATAGTTAGGTTTATAAATATTTAGTATAACAAAAAGGGGATTAGATGGCCTTTAACGAACTAGGATTTATATACGAAGGTTTATATGCTGTTTGTGCGGCACATTATAGTACAAGTAATTTAGTTTTCGAAAATGATTATGAAATAATTAATCTTTCACCAAAAACTACACTAGATGGTGGTTATAATAAAAATTCTATTTTGGAAACTTTAAAATTTTTATCAAATAATGTTGAAGAATACACCGGACAAGGATTAATTTTAACTGATAACTTTCTTGTTAAGAAAAAAGGAACTGAGCTTACAGATAACAAATATTTACGCTGTAAGTTAAAAATCAAATTACCTAAAGGAACTATCTTTTTTGCTAAAAATAAAAAATTAAGAAAGTCAATGAGTTATGCAAAAGAAGAAATATTTAATTTCTTAATTAACAGATTTCCATCAAGTATTATTTCAAACAAAATTAAAAATACTTTAATTTCTTACGTTGAGGATGAAATGATAAATTTAGTTGAGATACATATTTCAACTACCGGAAATATACAAAAAATTAAAAATGAAGAAAATAATATTAATAAACTTTTAAAAAAATCAGATTTAGTGGTGAATTTTAAGACAAATAAAGGTTATAAATTAACAAGTATGAATTTGAGTGAGGAAGCACCATCTTATAAATTAAATCAATTATTTAATATTTTATCAAAAGATTCATTGTTAGATGAAATTGAAGTTTCTTTAAAACTAACTTCCAGTTCTTCTTTGAATAAGAGAATACACAATACAAATAAAAAACAATTATATAAAGATTTTGGTTATAGTAACAATTTATCTAAATCTTTTGATGAAATATTAAATGAAACTAGATCATTGTGGCTATCAAAATTGCAATATTTTTTATTTGGTATTTCTATAGACAACATAATATATAATTCATTAAAAATAAATATAGTTAAAAAAAATATTAATCTAGATAAAAATCAGAAAAATTATATTAAAGAATTTTCATTTAATAGTTTTATAGATTATATGAAAAAACTAAATGACATCAATAAACTTTCTTACACAAAAAAAGAAAATTCTTATAACATAAATTATAATTCAAATTTACTTTATCAAATAAAATTTATCGGTAATGATGTTAAAATTGAAATAAGTTCTTTTCTGATAAAAGAACTAACTAATAATATGAAAAAAATTATTGATAGTCATAACTAATATGACAATACAACTAAATCCACCCATTCCATTAATCACACCAAAAGGAAAAGGTTGGGCATATTTCCTAATTGATCGTTCCCAAGAACATGATTTGGAATGGGTGGTTTTTATTGATAGTTCAGGTGAATGTTGGACTTTTAGAAATCAAGAAATTAGAATTCAAAACAACATCACAATGGGAAGAACTAATTTACATCAAAATTAATCTTTTTCATTTCTCTTAAAACTTCAATTTCATAATCTACAGTTTCAACCTCTACACTGAAGTATGAAATAAATACGCCAATTAAACAAATTATATTAACAATTAAACATCCAATTAATAATGCAGAATTTTCTTTTAGAATAATTACCATTAAAATAGCTGTTGTTAAAGCTGACATTAAACAATGCTTAAAAAGCATTCCAATAAATTTGGTTAATGCTTTTGTTCTAATATCTTCTAAATCTTGTTCTGTTAACTTCTTAACATCATTCAAGTTCATCATAATCTTTTATCTCCAATCCATATTCTAAAAATACATCATTCCATCTTTCAAAACTTTCTGAGTGACTCATTTTACCTATTGTCATATACTGATAGGCATGAATCATTTCATGAGCTAAAATACTGATGAAAAAACAAAAACTGGGAAATGATTTGGACAATTCCAAATTTAATATTTTTTCTTTCTTACATTCACCTTTACACAATCCCCAATGATACTTATCTGACTTAATGTTTATTTTATTAAATTCAGGTAAAGTATCATTGAAGAATAATGTGTTCAGTTTTTTAAACCACTTTTTTATTTTTCTTTCTGTTGGGTGGTACAACCTTGGTTTCGACTTCAACTGCTTTTTCAGTTGGTATTTGTACAGATTCTTCCTTTCCATTTTGTTCCTTTAATGGCACAGGAAGCATTAGTTCAGGAAAAACAGAATTTAAAAATACATTATCAACATCTTTCAAAGAAAATTTCTTAGTCAAAACACTTTCCAAAAGCTTTGCTTCCGATGGGCTAATTGACTCTAGAATTTGTGCTAGAATCATTTTCTTTCTGTTGATATTAACGTTTCTATAAATTCTTGTGAAAATATATAAACGTCTATATTCTTTTTGAAGAGAACCATAACTTAAACCAATAGGACTAGAATCTGGTTTGTATGTTGGAATTTCTGTATCAAACTGAATTCTATTATCTAAACCATAACGTAAAATGGTTAATAGGGCAGGAGTTTTATTTTGGAGTAGAATTTTCTTTTTATCATCTAATGATGCAGCCTTATTAACTGCATCAAATACTTCTGATAACATCAATGTCATAATTATCCTTGAGGTGGGAATTAAGTGAATTTAATCACTATTTATTTTTAAAAATCCTGAATGTTTTCCATTAGATTTTTTAACTTAGCACTAACAAAGTAATTAAACATTTTATTCTTATCTTTCACAAATTCTCTGTTATAGCTTTCTAAAACATTTTTCTTGATTAAATCTGGAATGTAATCAAAATCAATTAACTTGCGGTTTCTAATGAAACCAGCAATCATCTTTTCATCACAATAATCTTCAGGCTTTTGTTTTAGCCAAGCCTGAAGTTTGTTTGATGAAATTGGTTTTTGTCGTTTTGATGTAACAAATGTGTCATCATCTGACAGGAAGTTAGGAATACCATCACCAGAATCTCCACGAATAATATGTTCATAAAGAAATTCTTCTGGATCATCAATATTGATTAGTTTTTTTGCGATTGGATTTAATTGCTTTACATTCTTATATTTCTGCAATTGACTTAAATCTTTATCAGCAGAGACAATTAAAATCTTTTCATTCTCATGAAGTTGCTTTACAAGAACTGCAATTACATCATCTGCTTCGGCACCATAAACATCAATCACCTTATAAGGCATGAACTCCATGATTTCTGCCTTAATTTTGTTTAAAGAAACAAAGAAACTTTCCCAATCCAGTCCGGAGTTATCTCTATCCTTTTTTCTGTTTGCCTTGTAATGTGGATAAAATTCCTTGCGCCAATAAACTTTGTTGTCACAACAAATAACTAGCTCACCATATTCTGCTTTGTTGTACTGAACAATGCCTCTAATGGTATTTAAAATCATATGACGCAACAAGTCCTCCTCTACCTTAATAGTAGAAGAAGACTTGTTGATATTCAAATTCTGAAATAAATTTGAAATTGCCACCTGATTGAAATCTAATAAAATCATTCTGTTCTTCCTAAATTACGAAGTGCATAACTTTCCAGGTCTTTAATATGACGTTTAATTGTTTTGTCTGGATCTTTTGGAGCTTTTTCTAAGTCTAGTCTTGTATAGACTTTAGTTTCATCAAACTTAGAAATATCATAAATACTTTCTACTTTGTAGCCTTCTCTTAGTTCATTTGTAGAAATAATTTCTGTAATGACACCAAGACATAGTTGTTCTGTTAATGGTTTTGACCAATCAAAACGATAAACAGCATCATCAATTTCTAAACGCTCAACACCAAGTTCTTCACTAGTAAACATTTAATCCTCGAAATCATAATCTCTGGCATAATCGCCGTAGTAAACATAGTTTGTATATCCATCTGGATCTGACTGTCGTTCGATATCTAAAGCCTCAGATAGTGTATACCATGTCTTTTCATCAATGTTCCCATCTTGCTTGTAAATTGGGATCTTGCAAATTTCGCCGTTCTTACGATGTGGGTTAATTTCCCATCCATTCATAATAAGAAATTCTTGTTCCTTAGTTAAGTGACTCATACTTTAAAATGCCTTTAAAAGAATGCAGTGTTCGTTTATCCTTCCGGTTGTTTTAATTGGTTTGGTTTTTAGACCTTCAAAAGTCTTTCTGAATACAATCTTACCACCATTGAGGATTGTTGTCAATACCTCTTCTGGTTTTCTGAGACGTTTTCCCACAGAAAGATTTTCATCAAAATTTAAAAGAGTTGTGCCTTTGATTTCAAAAGATTTATCTTTCTCAGCAACATAATTAAATAAAATTTTGTACTGAGTGTTGTAAACCCATAGATTTGTTGCACCAATAATTTTTTCAGGATTAATACTTTTTAGATTTAATTCCTGGAAATTATCCATATATTTTAGTTTTTTAATTTGCTTTGCAGCGGATTTTGGTTTCTTTGTTCGTGTTCTTTTAACAGGAACTTCTTCAACCTGTTCAGTTACAGCTAGACTTTCAAGAAATGAAATTAACTCTAACTTCTTTTTGTATGGAATATGGCTATATGCCTCAATACAATCAGGCTCAGTTGATGTTAATTCATCTTTTACCTGATTCCATCTCTCTATAATATGTAGGTGAACTTTTTTTGGTACGTTATTTTTTGCTACCCAATCATTATAATTAAAATTAAACTTGTATGATTTATCTATAATGAAAGAATGAACTTTTTCTTCAAACTCACTAATTAAATTAGAAGTGTGTTCATGTTCTTTTTCAATTTTATAAAGCTGCTTAATTTTGTTCTGCTTTACTTTTTCTTCATGGATTAAAGAATGTTCTTCAATTAAATCTTTAATATGAATATTAATCTTTGATAAAGAAGATTTCTGAATAGGACCATTGTTCATGAAAATTCTTAATGTTGGTCCATAAGGAATAAATCTCTTTTCATTAACTGATTCTAG